GTTTTTTAAAGCACTTTTAGTAACTAACAACGGGTCTATTATTCCAGATTTAATCATATTAACTTTTTTACCAGTTACTACGTCTATACCTGTACCTTTTTTTGAAGGTATTTTTACTTCTATACCAGCATTGTCTAATATAGTTTTAAAAGGTGATAATATTGCTTTAGTTAAAATCTTTTCAGATTCATTTACCTCTTTAATATCTAGCGCAGCATTTAATAATGCTATGCCACCACCTGATACTATACCTTCTTTTATTGCAGCTTTAGTAGCACATATAGCATCTTCTATCCTATCAGATTTTTCTTTTAATTCTATATCTGAATCTGCACCTACTTTAACTATGGCTATTTTAGCTGATAATCTAGCTAGTCTTTTTTCTAAACCAACTAACTTACTTGGTAATGGTCCATCAGCTATTTCATCTTTAATTTTGGCAATAATGTTTAAAATTTCTTCTGAAGGTTCACCCACTTGTATTACAGTATCTTTTTCTGTAGTAGTAGATTTTAAACACGTACCCAACATTTCTGGCTGAATAAGATCCATATCATCGCCTAAATCTTCATTTATAACTGTAGCACCAGTTAACATAGAAAGATCATCTAGCTGCTCTCTTTTATTTACTCCGTATGTAGGAGCATTGATAATATTTACTTTAATATTACCTTTTTGTTTATTCATAGCAAGTGTGGCCATAACTGGTGGTTCTACGTCTGCTATAATAAGTAAAGATTTTTTTTCTTTTATAACATATTCTAATACTGATTGTATTTGTCTTATGTTACTTACTGGTGATTCAATTAATAATACAACTGGATTATCTAATTCACAACTTTTCTTTTCTTGATTAGTAATAAAATTAGCATTTAAAGTACCTTTATCATATTGTATACCATCAACTAATTCTACTTGTGTTTCTGATTTTGGTGAATAATCCATCATTACTACACCTGTTTTACCTACAGCTCTAAAAGCATCACCAATAAGTTTTCCAAGTTCTGGATCATTATTTGTAGATATTGTAGCAATATTGTCTATCATATTACCTGTAACAGGTATACTATTTTTTTCTAAATAGTTTATTGCTTTTTTTGCAGCTGAATTAATACCATCTTTTAATTCTCTTGCGCTTACTGTTAAATCAGTATCTCTTACCTCTTTAAGTATAGCATGTGCTAAAATTGTTGCAGTGGTAGTTCCATCACCCGCTTCATTTACTGTTTTTCTGGCTGCTTCTTTTAAAAGTGTAGCACCCATATTTTCTACTGGATCTAATAAAACTATTGAGTTAGCAACAGTAACACCATCTTTAGTTATAATAGGTTTACCGTTGTCATCTTCAAGTAATACACACTTGCCGCTAGCCCCAAGAGTGGAGCTAACAGCTTGCGTGAGTTTATCAATTCCTTTAAACACTTGATTCTGAGCGCGTTGCCCAAAATTAAGATTCTTGACTATTAAGTCTGACATATTGAATTAAATTTAATTTGATTATTTGATTTTATTTAAAGGTCTTAACGACTTTTGGACCATTCAAGAACTCAATTTTTTTACTGTAATGCTCGACTGATGCGTCAATAGCACTTTCAGCTCCTTCAATTGTTTCTCTCCTAGTTATGTCGATCCAATTATCTTTTTCTGGATCTTGGTATTCAGTTTGATAAAAACCGTTTGGTAACTGGGTTATACGCCAATGCTTTTTATCAGCAAGGTGTTTCCATAAGTTTTTGGTTTCATCTGAAATTTGTGGTTGACTATTCCACGAATGAGTCTGGTAATATAGTGTCATTGGTTTTGGTTTTAAATGTTTGACAATAGGTTTATAGTTTATTATTACTTGTTTTTTTTGTTTTTTAGCCTAAGGTGCTGTTTCTGTGTATAAAGCATTTACTTGGGTTGCGGTTAATACAGTAGGATATATTCTTAATTGATCAAGTCTTCCTTCATAATATCCCCATGAACCAAATATATTTAACATTAATTTTACGTTTCCACCTGTAAATGAAGGTGGTGTTTGTGTTATATTTTCTGCTACTGAACCATTTAAATACGTAACAAATCCATTGCTACCATCAAAAGTAACAGCATAATGTGTCCATGTATTTAAAGAAATAGAACTTCCACTTCCTCTGTTAGATCCTGCTGTAAATAAAAATATTGTATTAAATTCTAATCCTACATTTATAGAATCAAAAATATTTGTTGTACTAATAGCAGCAATTATAGGATCTATACCTGAATTAGCGGTTGCATAAAACCAAAACGACCAAGTAAACGCAGCGTTTGAATCTTGTGTTATACCTGTAACAATTTCTGGACTGGAACCTGCAAGAGCATATTGACCAAATTGAGCAGGGGCTGTTGAAGAATAAGTTACATCTGTTACTGATGTAGCATTATAATTTCCACAAGTATCATTAGCATTACCTTCAAATTGATACAGTGCGGTAGCTGTTGTAGGGTAATTACAAGTAGTTGTTGTGCCTGATTGAGGTACGGCTGGGCTGCTACTTAATTGATACCAATCAGATCCATCGTAATATTCCACTTTTTTATCTGTAGTGTTATATCTAAACTCACCATCAACAGCACTAGCTGGTCTTGTAGCTGTTGTTCCTTTAGGTAGTATTATTCCATCTGTATTATTATACGGAAGATTTATTAAATCTGGTGATGTTACTTTTGTTATTGCCATTATGCCTCGTTGTATAATTGTGTCATTTGAGCAGTTGTTAGTGCGCTAGGAAATATTCTTAATTGATCTATTTTACCATTAAATGTTGCTGTATAACCATAATGATCTCTACCGCCTATTGCGTTTTCATCTGAAGTAAGATAATCAATACTAGAACTTCCACTTTGAGATACGTTATCAATGTATAGTGCAGAAGAACTAGAGCTGTTAAAAATACCTACCACAAAATACCATTGACCAGTGTTTAAAGCAGAATTAGAATCTACTTGACCAGTTTGACTATTTTGTGTTTGAGTAGATAAATGAGTAGGATTACCACCTGTAAAATTAATACCCATGCCTTGTTGACCTTCAAACACTACAGCTCCATTGCCCGAAGCTTGAACTGCATCAAGATAAATCCAACAAGATACAGACATTGGAAATTGATCAACATCATTAGATAATAAAATTCTACTTCCACTCGCTCCATTTGTCCCATTAAATACCCCACATTGTCCAAATTTTCCTGTAGTCCATGACATATTAGATGCAGTACCATTATAATTTCCACAAGTATCATTTGCATTACCGTCTAATTGATATAACGCAGTTGCTGTAGTAGGATAATTACATTGATCAAGAGTTGTAAAGTTTGTAAGTGTAACCCAACCACTTGTGAAAGGACTACCTGTTGATTTATAAAATTGCATAGCGCTAGTAGAACTAGCTGATGATAAATCAGTGTTTGTTCTTAACATACCTTCAACACCTGTTGGTTGTTGCGCTGTGGTACCTACACAACCTTTTAAAGCTGTAGTATTACCAGTCTGATTTAAATCGATTAAATCATTTATTATTTTTGTTGTTGCCATATTTTAAGATCTAAATGCCATATATATAAATGAATTACTTGAAGAGTTACTGTTTAAATCACTTGTAACATCAAATCCGGTAGAAGTAAAAGTTACATAATTAGTAGTTGACTCTGCGGTACCTGCATTTATTGCTATACTATTTTGACTTCCTCTTTCATTGTCCATAACAAACCAAGATCCTGTCGCGGTATAATCTTTTATCATAATCCAACCTACTTCAAAGCCTGTGTTTATAGACTGTGTATTTCCACTACCTGTACCAGTATAACTGCCCATTTTAGAATATCCGGTAATAGAAGACCAACAATATGCGATCCAAACTACAGCGCCGCCTGTCCAATCATTTTCAAATATTGTAGAATTAACAGTAGAAAAACTATTAGCTCTAGTTGTTGCTGAAGCAGTAGAAGACAGTTGTAAGTATTTTCCTGTACCTACATCTTTATGCCAAACTTGCCATGCCTCTGCAACATCCACTCCTTTAAGTATTATCATACCTATATCGGATCCTAGACCATGACCTACATTAATTGTTCCACCAGCAGCAGAAGTTTTTACAATACTAAAACCAGTAGTTGCATTTTTAGATATTGTTGAAGTTGTCGTGCCGTCAGAATTTGATACAGCCGTACCTCCAGCTTTCCAAGCCCACTGTACATTAGTACCGCTACCTCCTGAGCCAATAGAGGCATAAGTACCTATTGTAGTACTTGTTGCGTTAAAAGCAGTTACACCTGACCTAACGCCTTCGGCATCATTACTAGTTGGCCAAAGATTATTACTAGCTCCTCTTACTGAATCATAAATAAAATTACCATTTGCATATTGCCTGTTTGAAACCCAAGCTAAATCAGCTTGAAAACCTGTTGTAACAGTTGTGTTGTTACCGTTAAATAATGTAGTAATAAAATTACCCGTAGCAGTTGGTGGTTGGTAATCAGGAACTAATGTACCTGCTATTTGTTGCCATAAAGATCCATTATAAAACTCTAAAGCACCAGTTGTAGTATTGTCTCTTAACAATCCTTCTGTAGGCGATGTTGGTCTACCTGATGTAACAGTAACATTAGTTTCATTATAAAGTTGTGATACTTGAGAAGACGTTAATCCACTTGGAAATATTCTAAATTGATCTATTAATGTATCGCCATTTAAAGGGTATTGCCATGCTGAACCAGAACCCCAATGCATACCTATTGCATTACCTGTTCTAGAGGCCGAACCACCATTACTTGTATTACCATCACTAAAAACTGCAGATCCATTTACATAGAATGCTCTACCATTGGTGCTACTTTTAGTAAGAGCTAAATGATACCAAGTACTTCCAGAAGTCATACCTGTGTTAAAAGAGGTATCACCACCATCTCCAAGCGATATATAAATATTTGAAATACCAGGGTTGAAATATATGTAATTATAATAACTTCCATAAAATGAAATTATTGTAGCATAATTTGTAGGCCCACCTGTAGACTTAAGCCAAAAAGACCAAGAAAAATCATTTTGTCTAGACATATCATCAGCAAAAGTAACAAAAGCACTAGTGCCACTATAAGATGTTGTGTTAGCTGAAAAGTCATAAGCCTTATCAAAATAACCTGTAGCATAAGCCGCATTAACAGCTGTTCCATTATTGTTATTACAAGTATCTACTACATCATCATTAAATTGAAACAAGTTAGCTGCTGTTGTAGGAAAACTACAAGTTCCAGTTGTGTCTGTTGTATTAGGCCCTGTTGTACCTGAAGGTATAGTTAAAGCTCTAGTGTTACTACTAAGATCTATTACGTCTGTTGATAGTTTAGTTAATGCCATATTATGTTAATGAGACAAATTCAATACCGTTAGTTATTGTTGTTGGAGGTGCAGTACTAAATGTAACATTTGCACCTGATAAAGAGTAAGATGATTTTTGTTGGTATACACCAGCTATATAAACATCTATATAAGCTGTGCTTGTAGGGCTTACAGATAAAGCAAAAACAGTTGTTGTTCCGTCACCTGTTTTAGTGTCTACTGTTCTAGTAGGAAGTGAACTTCCACCACTAGATGCAGCCGTTAATCTACCTTGTGCGTCTACTGTTATACTAGCGTTAGTGTAACTACCAGCTGTAACTGAAGTATTATCTAAGTTAGCTGTTATAACTCTACTTGATGATGAGCCTGTTAAAGCAGTTGTTATGCCTGTACCACCTGCAACATCAATTGTTCCGCCAGCATCAACAGCACCAGGTCCACCACCGTCAGCATCTACATTTAAAGTATAACCTGCAGGAACTGATGCCCAAGTACCGTCTTGTCTTAAGAACTGACCTGCGCTACCGCCTGTTAAGTTTAATGTTAATGTACCAGAGGTTGTTATTGGTTGACCACCAACAGCAAACGCCGCAATGTTACTTGTAAATCCTACACTTGTAACTGTGCCTGTTGGTAATGTTGCTAAAGTTAAATCACCAAGTATTACTTGTGATGATGTACCAGCACCTGCTATATTTATAGTACCAGACGATGTTACTGGTGAGCCTGTTATAGTAAGAGCAGTACCAGTTTCTGTTAATCCAATACTTGTTACTGAACCACCACCTGCGCTTATATAAGTTTTAAGTTGGCCAAGCGTAGCATATTTAACTGTATCAGGTGTTGCTGATACGTCATTAAACATAAAGTGATCAGCATCTACTAATGTATCACCTGTACCATCTGTGGCAGATAATATTAAGTTTGTAGCCGATGAATAATCTGGTGATATTGTACCTGTTGAAGTTATTGTACCACCCGTTAAACCATTACCCGTAGCAACAGATGTTACTCCACTACCAGTAAATGTAGTTTGAACAATATCAGCACCCATGCCAGCATGATAATAACAAGCGTATGATAATGTTGGTGCTGTCTGAGTTAAAGTAACCCTTATTCTTCTTTGTGTAGCCGCGTTAAAGTTTGTTGTATTAACATAGTCAGATTGAGAAGTAACTACATTATCTAATAAATATACAACACCTGTACTATATACTACTCTAGGATCTGCAGCCGCCGCGGTACTTAATACTAATGGATGACCATTGTTAGTTGCTGAGTCTTGATTTATATAAAATGTAGAACTTTTAGCTAAGTATATATTTGCTTGCTGTGTACCTTCTACATAATACTTGTTTGCGCCTGAAGCGTTTGAAACAGTTATATTTATATTGTTAAGAGTTGTAGATGTAATAAAGCCATCAGTTGTAGCTGCAAACATTTGGTGGTCAAAACCTGCAACACCTTTTGTGGTTGTTGCATCTGTAGCGCCTGCTTGAGCGGGTACTACATTTGATTCAACTGTTGTCCAATCATTAATTGTAGATGCACCAGCGCTAGCCGCCGTTTGACATATAACTTGATCACCAACACCTAATGCTTCTGATCCGTAAAAATCACCAGCTGTAGTTACTACATATAAATCACCAACTGATATTGCAACTCTAGTTCCACCTGTTGTTAAGTTACCACCACCATCAATAGCTCCAGTGCTAGCATTAAAACCACCTTTAAATGTTACTGACCCAACAAGAGCTGCATCAATAGCTGTTTGTATTTGAGCACCTGTTGCTAAATTAGGTGAACTACCACTTACAGCACCTGTTACAGCTGTGATGCTTGGTGTTGTTGTAGAATCTGCAACTGTAATTGTATCAGCGCTAGCACCAGTTACACTTGTAACAGTACCTGCACCCGCGGGTGTTGACCAGTTACCAGTACCGTCTAAATATTGAGTAGACGTAGGCGTACCTGTTGTTTCTAAAGTTATTTGAGGTGTAGTTGTTGCGTTTGTTACAGTTGTTGTAATACCTGGAAACTCTGTAGATACAACACTTACATTTGTTACTGTACCTGAACCATATCCTTGTGCTATTACAAAATCATATATTTGATCACCGGTAGCCAGAGCAGTACCAGCGTTTGCTACAGTAGCTGTAACTATTGAAAGATCTGGAACTGGGCCAGTTGAGCTAGTTACACTTAATTGTTGTGGTGTAGCAGATGTAACACCTGTAATATCACCAACAGCATTATCAACCCATCTTACTGGTTGACCAGCACCTTGTGATTCTAGTATTTGACCAGCAGTACCGTTACCAGTCGCAGTGTTTATATAACCTGATAAACTAAGATTAGCACTATAAACGGTACCTGATGAATATATGTCTTTCCATCTATTAGCTACAGTTGATACACCTAAATCCCACGTTGCATCTGCAAATGGTGCAAAGCTTTTGTTTGAATATATATAATTACCTGCAGGTTGTGTAAGTGCTGAATTACCAAGAGATGATGATGTTTGCCAAAGTGGTATTGAATCTGCAGTACCACTTATACCACCTAGTTTACTATTAAAAGTATTCCAGTCTGTAGAACTTAAATAACCATCAGTTGTTGCATCTGACTGGGGTATACTTACTGTACCGTCTTTTGTTATTGTACCACCAGTTAGTGGTGCTGTAAATGTTATCGATTCAACACCAATACCACCTAATGTTTTTATATAATCTGTTAAAGTTTGTATAGAGTAGTTTCTAGTTACATTTTCTTCTACACCATTAGTAACAACAGTTGATGTACCGATAAGTAAGTCGGTAGGTTGTGGGTTTGTTTCTGATGGATAACTATAAATTATTGCCATGTTGTTTTTGTTATGTTAATTGTAGTGTACCTGTTATTGTTGTTACTACTGTTTGTGATCCGTTTATTGTACCTGATGCGTTTACTATTGTAGGCCCTGAGCTAAATGTATAACCAGTTGCAGCTACACAAGTTGTTGAAAAAGCGCTTACTGTAAGTGGTGCTGTACCTGTTTGTGTCGCACCAGTTAAACTACCACCAAGTGTAAAGCCAGAACCATCAGCTGGTCCGCCTTGAATATTTGTTACAACTAATAATGTAGCAACCACAGAAGGTGTTGGTACTGTTGTTACTGTACCGGTTAAAGTTTGGCTTACATTAGTTGTTGATGCAATTGTTCCTGATACTACATTACCTGACACTGGAGTTGAAAAATAATAACCAGCGGCAGGAGTTACTGTAGTTGTAAAAGAATATGGTTCTCCAGCTATACCACTAACAGTATCATTTACTACACTACCTGTTATAGTATAACCAGTACCTGTACCTGTACCGTCTGGACTTACTATTGAGTTTGTAACAGGAGTTAATGTTACTGTATAAGCAGTTGATGCTGCTGCTATTACATAAAATGTATTTACATCTGGTGTAATACCTGCATATTCTGTACTTGTTAATGTTACGACTTTTTCTACTTTAGCTGTAGTTGTAAATGTATCAGTATCGTTTTTAACTGTATCAGCATCACCTGTATCTACATAAGATTTAACAGCTGATAAAGCAGCCATTGGTATTGTTGAAAATGTAGATGTTTTTACATTGCTTGAGCTGTTTTGATTAAATGCTATAAAATCATTTACTGTAGGTGTTGCTGCAGATGATTGAACTATTATATAATTATTAGAACCATTTTTTTCTATACCTAATGTAGGTGTTGATGTTTCTGTACCAGCTGCTGACTCTAAGTTTAAACCATCACCAGCAATAACACTTTGTACTGTACCTGGATTATTAGTAGCATTAATAGTAACACTACCTACGCCAGTGCTAGGTGTTAAAGTTATATTAGTACCAGCAACTAAAGAAGTAACACCTGAGTTTGTTACAGTTACATTACCTGTTGCTGCGCTTGTTGTAATACCTGTACCACCAATTATAGACGTTACGGCCGATGATGCTCCTGGAATATCTATAGTTACATCATTACCTGAAGCAGTTGCTGTTACACCAGCGCCTGTAAAGTTTAATGAATCAGCCTGAGTTGTTATGCTAACACCTTCATCAAGCACATCTATATTAGGTGATCCTGTAGATGTAGCTGGTGCCCAAGTATTATCACCTCTTAAAAAAGTTAAATTAGATGGTGTACCTGTTGCAGACAAATCAGCGGTTATAGTTCCAGCGTTTGTTATAGTACCGCCTGTTACATCAATAAATGTAGAATTTGCAGTGGCAACACTTGTAACTGTACCAGTACCACCAGCAGCATTTGCTAAAGCAGCAATACTACCAATAGTAAATGTTTTAGTAGGTTTACCGTCTATACTAGATGAACCTAATAAAAGATCTGATGTTGTAGGGTTAGCATCTAAAGGATAGCTATATATTATTGCCATGTTATTTTAATTTTCTGTTATTATTGTTTTTAGCTCATCTCCATTTGATACACCAGTGTATGTGTATGAAGAATATACATAAGTACCAGAACTAAACGTATATGTATTAACCGTAGTAAACGCACCGCCTGCTGGCTTATAGTTCCAAGTTATTACGCCACTACCACTAGCTTGGCTTGATGGTGCTGTTTTACTTACTGTTGCATTAACTGTTCCATTACCAATAGTAAGCGATCCAGTGTTAGAAGCATTAGTACCACTTGTAGTAACATTTGTTGAACCACCGCCGCCTTGTGCAAAGTAACTTGTGTTATAACTTATATTAGAAGCAGGCGCTAATTGTGATTGACTTAAGTTAGCACTTATTTGTGTTATAGTACCAGCAGTTACAGTAGGATCATTTTCTATAAGTGGATTACCTGAAGTACCAGCACCGCTTTGACCAGGTGTTGAATTAAATGTAACTGGATTAGCAGCTAAAGTAACTACACCGCCTGTTAATACATAACCTGTATTTGCCGTTACAGTTGGTACTGTATATGTATATGTGCCAGCTGTTCCGTTAACTGGACCTTGAACAGCATTGTTTATAGTTCCATTTGCAATACCACTGATAGCAGCTGTTATTACAGAAGTTGCATCTAATTTTCTATATTGATCTGGAGGTGGCGCTGTATATAAAATAGTACCATTAACAGTTACAGCCACTGTTCCATTTGCACCACTTATTGGTGAACTATTAGAGTCTACAGTTAAACTTGGACTAACACTCCAACTATAATCTGTTGGTAAAGCCCAGTCTAAATTATTTAAACTAAAACCAAAAGTACCACCTTGATTTAATCCTGTTATAGCGTTAGAAATAGTACCACCAGCTTGACTTATACTTGATGATTGTACTTGGCTACCTGTAGAAATGAAATCCATATTATAGGTAGGTGTTCCAGCACCAGCACCTGTTACACTAACGCTATTAGTTACAGCTAAATCAACTGTGTAGGTTTTTAAAGCTACAGTACCGTGCATGTATGTTGTTACATCTACATCTTGATTAGGAGTTGTAGGTGTTAAAGTTCCTGCAGCATCAATCACCGTAGGACCTACAGTAAACTCGTAAGTATTAGTATCTGTTATAGATACTGTCGATGCAAATGAATACGATGTAGGATTAGCTGTAGAATATGAAGGTGGATCAACATCGCCTACTACGTTTCCACCAAAAGTAAGATTTGATAAATTTGCATTTAAATTACTTGTTCCTATAGAACCGCTACTGTCTTGATCTAAAGCAATTGTTCCTAATCTAGCTCTTACACTATTAGAAGTTGGTGCTGTCCATGTACCTGAAACTGTTATTGATCTATTATAAGGATTACCAGAGCTATTTACTACATTATCTGTTGTAACAACTGGGTTTGTGCCTGTAAAAGTACCACTACCTGGATTTACGGTAGTAGTAAATGTATATGATGCACCATTAATACCGGTAAATGACGTAGGTGATGTACTTATTGTATAATCTACACCTGAAGTACCACCTGTTATATTGTCTACTATTGATGGGTTTACTGTAAAAGACGTACCAGCACCAATAATTAAGTACAATGTGTTAGGATCTTTAACTGGTATAGCTTGGTATTCAGTAATTGTTAGTGTTACTATATTATTTGCTCCGGCTGTGGTTGTAAAACCTGAAGGTTCTGTGTTTTTTACCTTATTTAAGTCAGCATCATCAATAGTTTGCTTAACAAGCGTTAACATGTCTTCATTTATGTCACGTAAACGCGCACTTTTTACATTACTTGACGTTAATTGGTTAAATTCTACAAAATCATCGCCAGAAGCAGTCACAATTGACTCACTTACGTCTACAATATTGTTAGAACCTGTGTATTCTACGTCTATATTTGGGTTTGTGGTGTTATTTGCTATGGTATCTATACCAAGACCTGGACTTACACTAGATACTGTACCTGCATTTGCAGTTGTACTTACTGTTACTGCTCCTGTTCCACCACTGAGAGTAACATTTCCACCGGCTCTAGCCTGAGTTACACCAGTATTTGTAATTGTTACATTACCTGTTGGTCCACTCACTGAGATTCCAGTTCCTGCAATTACAGAATCCACTACTGAACCATCTCCTGGTATAATTATTAACACATCTTGGTCTGATGCTGTTGCTGATACGCCTGCTCCAGTAAAATTAAGTGAATCTATATCACTTGTAAGCAAGTTACTGTTGTATCTACCTATTACAGTTGTAGGTGCAGGGCCTGGTTGTGACCAAGTACCGTCGCCTCTTAAAAAAGTTGTAGTCCCGGGCGTACCAGTAGCTGATATATCCATGGTGATAGTACCAGCTGTATTGATAGTACCGCCTGTTACAGACACAAATGTGCCCGATGTTGTAGCAATTGACGTTACAGTACCGATGCCAAGCGATGCGAGTATGATATCTACGATCTTACTTACCTTATAGTTGCGAGTTACATTAGAAATATCTCTGTCTGTACCGATTATGAAGTCACTATTGTACGGAGTTACGGTGCCATAGCTACGAATTTTAGGCATTATTTATGAATATACTAGTTTATCGCCTAAATATATCTCGCTTACCGCTTGAGTACCTACGTAAAAGGCAGTTGGGGTTAATGTACCCACTCTTATATCTGTTGCCATGTGTTTTTATTGTTTGTGTATACTATATATACTTACACGAAACGCGGTATTTTTACGTAAAAGCATGTAATTGTAATAATGTGACAGTTGCCTGTTACTATTCTTAGCCTAATTACCTATTGTCACACTTTTTGCGTTAGATATATAGGAGTAAAGTATTATACCCTAACTAGCTGATTACCAACGTGTTACCAGATTGACTTGGTTTTGGCCCACCGGCCTTTGTTTTTTAGATTTTACCGTAAATGTTTTGGCTTTTACTGGTCAACATGTCATCCAATGTTATGACTTTTTGTCATGGACAACTAGTTTGGCATGGTTTTTGACCTATACATTATATATTTTTATTATAATATGACAAATTGTCACTATAAATACTTTTATATGTCATTATGTCATGCGCAATACTATTCAAACTATTTTTATAAATAAATATTTATACACCTTTTTACAAACTAAATACGATGTGTATTAGATAATATAATAAACAAATAAAATAATTACTATGGCAAATATATTTAGACTTAAAACAAAACATTATGAGTCAAAATTAATACCAAATAAAAAACTAAAAATAAATAATCAAACATTTATTGGTTTTAAATTAAATGAATTAATTGAATATAAATTATATAATTTAGAATATGATTTTAATAATAAAGGTTTAACATTTATAAATAAAAATAAATTAAAAAACTTATACATTTAATACAAACTAAATACGAAACAATAAAGATAATATAATAAATAAGTAAAATGAAATTAATTAAAAGAACAAAAACTGGAAAGTTTTTTAGATTAAATGATAATAGAATTGGTAGTATTTTTGATTCTGGTTATGTAAGAATAAATGGAAATGATAGAATGTATCAAATAAATAAAAAAGTAAAACTTTGGTTTGATTGTAATGATCCTTATGGATATAGATATGAAAGAGTTTTAATTGAAAGAGAATGCGATAGATTAAAATATCTAGAAAACTTTGAAAAAAGAAATTGTTAAAATAATTAAATGGAAGAAACTAAATGTAAATTTTGTGGTAGTACAGAATTAGTATACCACCAATATACAATATGCGACTCATCATGCCAAGAATGTGGAGAGTGGCAAGAAGGCGAATATATAAAATAATTAAGTAAATGAATAAACTAAAAAAAGATAAACAAAAAAGGTTAGATCGTGAATCTTACTTAGCAGGTAGAATACTCGAATCAGACAGAAATTACAAAAAATGGCTGTATGATTTATGTAAGCTAGATTATACAGAAGAAGATTTATAAAAAATGTGGGCGTTGTTAGTTCTCTCCACTATAAATAAAGTTGAACTATCAAAAAGGGCGTGAAATGGTTAGAGTATGATTAAAGGCGTAATTCCTTAGCGGGATGCGAAAAACGGCTCGATGATTACTAACGCAGGTTCGATTCCTGCCACGTCCACTAAATTAAAATTATGAAAATAGATATTAAAAGCAAAGATGTTCTATTCATTAAAATTAATAAATATATATATTTAATTGATGATAGTACTAATGAGCAAATAATAGATAAATGGTATGATGGTAAATAAATATAAAAAAGGTATGTACATTGATGATGAAGAGTGGGAAGCTGAAATGGGTAGATCAAAAGAAGATACTGAAAAGCTATAGAAAAAGAAAAATATAAAATATGAACAAAGTAAAACTATATAAAATATATGCAATTGCAGATCAGTTACAAAAAACTGACTCTGATATATATAAACTTGAAGAAATTAAAGATTTATGTGAAGAAATTGTAATAGAGCATGATAATGCTTATTTAAGCACATGGAGTAAAAAAATACTAGCTGAAAAATATGACAATAGCATACTATAAAAATAGAATTAAAAATTTATCTACAAAAAGTAGATTTTGCTTAACTAGCAGAAGACAGTTAATGCAGCTAAAAAAAGAATTTGAAACACTAAAATAAATAAAAAATGGCAAATATGAGTTATTGCAGGTATGAAAATACTGCAACCGATTTAAAAGATGTAGTTGATACGCTACATAATTCTGATTGTGGCGAAACATTATCAGAATATGAACAGCAAGGCCTCTATGATATACTAGATCTTGCTTACGAGGTTATTGGCATGGCTGATAAAATAGAAAATATTATAGAAAATCAAGATGATAACTATAATAAAAATAGATTACTAGAATATATAGACGAAAAAATAAGATAATATGAATCAAATAGAATTTGAACCTTTAAACGACAATAAATGCAATGGCTGGAGTAATTATGCCACTTGGAGAATTAACCTAGAAATATTAAGCGATCATGATTTTGCTCAACAATTTTTAGAATGCGGGCAACTTCCGACTGTAGAATACTTAAAAGAGGTTGTTGAAAACTGTGTTTTTGAAAATCATGGAAGTTTAGGCTTAGTTGAAGATTATGCAAGAGCTTTTATTTGTGAAGTAAATTACCATGAAATACTAGAACATATAATAGAAGAAATAGAAATGAATGAATATAAAAAAATGGCAAATAAACATGAATGAAATAAGTAAATATATAACTACTGATGCTGTAAATACCAACGGTAGTTTTAAAATAGGTACATTAGAAGATATGACATATCTAGATATAATGAAAAGAGTTGGTCCTCCAACTATTTTTTATGATGGAAATGATAAAAAAGTACAATGTGAATGGATATTTAAAGTAAATGGTGATATATTTACCATATATGACTGGAAAACTTACAGTTTAGATTATACATTAAAAGAATTAACTGTTTGGTCTGTTGGTGGTTTTGATAATACAGATAAAAACATGCAAATACTACTAGATTATTTGGTGCTGCAAAAAAATAAATACGGAAATATAAAATATGAACAAGCTAGAAAAATTTTAACATGATAAAAGCAATATATAACGGCATAGATATGTCCGATCTTATCAATGAGTTTGAAAAAGGTAAAATATCTCGTACACAAGTACAAAAAAGACTTAAATTATTAGTAAATAAAGTAAAAATTACAAACTAAATACGATAATAAAAAGATAATATATACATGAATGCAATAAAAAAAATATCAAAAGACAGAGTTAAATTAAATGGTATAAACTATAAAGGTTATATGTTAGGTGATTTACCTCCTACTTTTAGTTATATTAAAAAAGAGATAGAAACCGATGATGGTGCTGTAACTGATTTCGGCATCAGAGAGTGGTTTAATTACAAAGGACTAACATATATAAAGAATTAATAAAATGAACAAACTAAGCATAGAAGAAAAGTCAGAGAGAGCACATAATAAGGCTTTTTCTAAGATAGTACATATCAAAGACGATATAAAAAGAGTTAAAAAAGAAATACGTGAAGGCGGTAATGGTTCTGTGCCTGTAGAAATGTTACAAAAAAGTGTAAACCACTTACAAGCAGATTTACAAACATGGGAATACATAGCTAAACTTATTGAAACAGATGATTACAGAGAGCCAATAAAATCTAATGTTGAAACTTTACACGGCATGATGGGATTGGCTGATCCTAGGTATATGGATGTTGATTACGAAGAATTATACAGAGGCGATTTACCTATTGGATAAAAAAATAGCGTGGTAGAGCAGTGGCCAGCTCGTTGGGCTCATAACCCAAAGGTCGGAGGTTCGAATCCTTCCCACGCAACTACAAACTAAATACGAATACAAATAGATAATATATACACATGCTAACCGATAAAGAAATAAATAAAATAGCTAAAGCAGTTGCTAAAGAAGTTGTTGAAACTTTTATTAGAGAATATTCTAGTGAAATGAAAACAAATTCTATTGATGAAACAGATCTTATACTAATGGAACTAGATAGGCTTAATAACCTATTGTCACGATATGAAGCTGATGAAGAATATGAAAAAGCTAGTATAATACAAAAGAAAATAACCACAATTAAAAACCGATATAATATATGAAAACCAAAAAACAATTTGAGTGCATGCTTGCACATCCTGTAGGCAAAAAACAAACCGACTGGTCTGATACTTATATTCAGCCAAAGCTTGACGGTGTAAGATGTTACATTACATCAACCGGTGCTTTCAGTCGTAACCACAAACCTTTTCACAATATAGACCATATACTTAGGGATTTAGAACATGTCTTTCATAAATACCCAGATATTATTCTCGATGGTGAGCTATACAACCATAAGCTTAAAGATAACTTTAACAAGATAATATCTCTCGTACGTAAGCAAAAACCTACGCTTATAGATATGAGCGAAGCACAATCTCTCGTGCAGTTTCACTGTTATGACATGTTCAACCCTATGATACCAGCTGATAAATACTATCAACGCAGCTGTGATATATCTGAAATCATTGATTTATTTGATCTTAAATATACTAAATCAGTGCCATTTCAAGCTGTACTCAGCTTAGATGCTGCAAAATACAACCATCAACTTAACTTAAATGATGGCTATGAAGGCTCAATACTACGTTACAACAAGCCTTACGAACAAAAACGTTCTTATAATCTACAAAAGTTCAAAGACTTTCACGACACAGAGGCTACGATTGTTGGCTGGGTTGAAGGCCAAGGTAAACGTACCGGTACTATCGGTAAGTTCCTTGCTGTAGATTCCAACGGTGTTAAATTCGGTATGCCTGTTATGGGCAAACAATCAATGCTCGAAGAGATGTACGATATAGCTGAGTGGTATATCGGCAAAACAGCTACATTTACATACTTCCAACGCACACCATCAGGTTCATACCGTCACCCATTATTCAAAGCAATACGTAACTACGAATGAAAACAATACTCATAATAACATTGTTAATGAGCTTAACAGGCTACATAGTAATACAACTTGGAAAACACATAATTATGTTTGCATTATTAATGCCTTTAATGATTATATTAGACGGTATAAGCATATACTCTCAGCATTATATGGACAATATAGATATAATGACAGGAGTTATGGCAGGTACACTAAGTAAAATAATAATATTTTTAAAACATGAGCAGATATAAATTATATAACCACATTATTAATACTGATTTATTCGGTATAAATGCAAGAAGAAAACCAAAAAAGAAACATGAGAATAGACATAAAAAAAGCGTACAAAGATTTAAAAAGAATAAATAAGCACGAAGAATATTTATGGGATAGAATATGGGAGCTTAGATGTGAAATAACAAATTATACGTTAATACATGGGCCTAAATCTATAATTAAAACCCGTGAAGATAGACTAAAACATTGGGATAACTTAGTACACAAAGCTCAATTAATTCAGAAATATTCACAGAAACTTCGTAAATACGATACAATAAGGTGGAATGAAACAATTCCTGAGCCTGTATGACAATAGGTAATAAGATATAAAGAGTAAGAGGCTAATGTCACATTTAAGACTTAAGTTTTTAAATAAACATAAGATAATTTATCGGCGTGATCCTATTAATGATAAACCTACAGAGGTATATAAATGGGGTTATTATTATAAATATGGCACACATGAATGCTATGAGTTATTTAGAAGCAAAGCTAAGATAAATACTTTTAGATCCCTTAAATGGCACTTATTAGTGCTGTGGTATTTAAATCCTCAACTTTCTATTAAAGAGTTTGAAGAGCTAGCTAGACATATAGCTACAAAAAGTAACGGGTTTGTTACGTTCACTATGTTAGATAAATATTTAGTTAATATGATTGACGATGTTACTTTAACAGAACTTAAACAACCACCTAAAAATAAACTACGTAAAGTTATATTTAAAGATTTTACTGGTTTAACCATGAAAGAGAAGTTAAGTATCGTAGGCCAATTAATAGGCCGAGATAGATTAATAAATGAAGAGATGATCTATCAATGCATGTTAGAGTTACATGATATTGGTAAGAAGATTACGATTGGTAAAATAGCAGGCTTACTAGATTGTTCTAGTAGAACTGTTTATAGAACAATGGGTAGTAATCTTAAACGAGAAAAAGAACTTTTAAATAAGGACAATGAAAAAATATAATATTAAAAATTATATTCGGTATAAAGAAGATATCAAAGCTTCTATGCCAGACTACAATGATCTAATATTTGACAGTAGAGATGATTTAATTGTAAGATTTTTACCATTAGTAGAGAATATAGCTCGTAAGTTTTCTACATCACAGCAGGCGAGTGGAGTTCTTGATATTACTGATTTAATACAAGAAGGCTCAATTGGACTTATAAAAGCTGTTGATAAATTAGATTATGATATATTAAAACAATCAGAAGATCAAGAAAAGACTTTAAAATCTTTCTTTTTTAAACGTATCAAAGGAGCTATTCGTAGATCTATTGATATAAAACGAGGTGATATACGTATACCTGAACATAAGCTCAATGATATGCGTAGAAATCCTAAAGACAAGAAAATGGTAGAAATGTTTTTTAATAGTATATTTTTAAGCATAGATGCTAGGTCTTTTACAGATGATGAGGATATGATTTATCAAATACCTGATCAATCTGAGCCCTACAATATAGGGTTATTAAATAGTTATTTAAAAAGCTTGATGAAAAAACACTTAAATGAAAGCGAATATGAAGTGTTACGATTATCTTATGGTCTTGACTGTGATAAACATTCAGCCAAAGATATTGCACCTCAAATTAATATAAAAGGAGCTAGCGGTTATGTCAGAGTTTCTGAGCTTAAAAAGCAAGCTGTTCAAAAGCTAATTGATAGTGTAGATCATTCGCAAGTTATTGAATATCTGTAAGTTATATATGTAAATCATCTTATTTATATGTAATTATATAAGTGAGAATAAACCATAAACCTATGACTATAAACGAAAAGTTATCAACTATTCAGACTAAATTTAAATCTAAAAAATCAAGATTTAATTCATTCGGCAAATACTACTTCCGATCAGCCGAAGACATCCTCGAAGCAACAAAACCCTATCTATTAGAATTAGGAGTATCAGTAAAACTAGATGAAGAACTAGTTAGCTCTGAACCTATACCTATATTTAATAGTATAGCAACCATATCTGATGGTGAAAATTCTATTACAGCAACAGCTTTAGTTGGCGTTGATCTGTTACAGAAAGGTATGCAAACACCTCAGCAGTTTGGTTCTGCATCGAGTTACGGAAAGAAATACGCTCTTGGTAATCTATTTTTAATAGATGATACACAGGATAGCGATGCTGTTAACGATCACAATAGAGTAATGTCTAAAGATCAAATAGCTAAAGCTAAACAGTTTATTAAAGCAGGAGGTAAATTAGAGACTATTAAAGCCAAGTATGCACTAACTAAAGAAGTTGAGCAGGAACTAACAACACTCTAAATGACACATAAAGAGGTTTTAACAGCGTTAAAAAACGATGATGAGTATTATAATGGTATTGGCCAACAATACTTAAGTAATTCAAACATATCTACGCTATTAAAAAATCCTTTAGCACTGTACGAACCATCACAACCACGTCCAGCGTTTCTAGTAGGCGGTTATTTTCACACCGCCATACTAGAGCCTGACAAACTTAAAAACTTTAAAGTTATTGAGTCGGCTACAAGGAACAATAAAGTGTATAAAGAGATCTCAGAAGGTGAATTATGTCTACTACAACACGAGGTTGATCAAATAGAATTAATGGTTGAAAAAGTTTTAGCCAATAACGTCTGTAAAGATCTTATTCAAACCGGAGAAGTAGAGTATGAGATACCAGGTATTGCTGAGATAGAAGGTGAAATGTGGAAAGGTAAAGCTGATATAATTAATCATAGCGAAAAACTAATTGTAGATTTGAAGACTACTTCAGATATAGAAAAGTTTAGATTTTCAGCTTCACGTTATAATTATGACAGCCAAGCATTTATATATAGAACATTATTTAACTATGAAATGGTTTTTATTGTTATAGATAAAATAACTCACCAAATTAAAATATGCGATTGCTCCGATTCATTTTATGAAAAGGGTCAAGATAAAGTGAAAGAAGCAGTAGCACAATACCAATTATTTTTTAAGACTAAAGATTTTGACTCTAAACAATTTTTTAAAACAGAAACACTTTAATTATGGCACGAACTAGAAAAAGAACCTGTGATGTTACAGGTATGAACACAAGCGTTAACAATTTTTACACTAATCAAAGCCATGTAAAAGCAGTTGACAATTTGCGTAGAACAACTGGAGCTACAAAGCCACAGTTAGTAAGAATGTTTAACCAATTGGCTACATATTAATAATGGCATCAATAATTAAAACTAGTATTGATCTCACTAAGATTGATAAAAGTAAAATTATAACTGGAGCAAAAGGTAAATACTTACCAATCAGCTTAACTCTTAATGATGAGGTTGATCAATTTGGTAACCAAGGCCCAGTTATAATAGAACAAACAAAAGAAGAAAGAGAAGCAAAGGTTGCTAAGGTTTATCTTGGTAATTGTAAAGTTGTATGGACTAACGGAGAAAACGTTGAGCCTGCACCTAGAACAGACCAACCTCAAGCAGCTCCAGCTAAAACTAAAGTAGAAGACGACTTACCGTTTTAACTTATGCAACAACAAGAGATCAACGGATTTTTGATTGATAAATACAATCAATACGGTCTAGATGAAAAAACGCAGGGGATTTGTCCCCTGTGTTCATCTCAAAGAAAACCTAAAAATCAAAAAGCAAAATGTGCTTCTTATGATTGGGATCGTGGCCTTGGTACTTGTCATAATTGTAATACTACTTTTCAACTACATACTTATCAACGCAAAGGAGCTAGTGAAAAGGTCTATACAAGACCTGATGAATACGTTTATAAACTTCTACAGAGTAAAGTTGTTGATTGGTTTAATACAAGAGGAATATCTCAAAAGACTTTAACCGATCTCAAGGTCGGTGAAGGTCTTGAGTTTATGCCTCAAACCGGTAAGAAAGAGAATACTATACATTTTAATTACATGATGGGTGATCAGCTCATCAATATAAAATATAGAGATGGTAGAAAGAATTTTAAATTATTCAAAGGAGCAGAAAAAGTATTTTACAATATTAATAGTATTGTGGGTTATGATAGCTGTGTTATTGTGGAAGGAGAAATGGACGCTTTATCTTGTCATGAAGCTGGCATACCTAACGTGGTTTCTGTACCAAATGGAGCTACTTTAAACTCTAATAATTTAGATTATTTAGACAACTGTATAGATTATTTTGATAAGAAAGAAAAAATAATACTAGCAGTAGATCAAGACGAAGCTGGTCAAGCATTACAGCAAGAACTTATAAGACGTCTTGGTGCTGAAGTTTGTTTTTTAGCTACGTTTGAAGACTGTAAAGATGCTAACGAATATTTATTAAAACATGGAAAACAAAAACTCGTTCAAAGGATTAACCAAGCTAGACCTGTTCCTCTTGAAAATGTCACTACATTTAAAGATATTGAAAATGAAGTTACAGACTTTGTGGAAAACGGGTTTAAACCAGGATATCAAGTTGGTTTACAAAATTTTGATGATATATTTAGCACTTATACTGGGCAGTTTATTACTGTTACTGGTATACCGAGTAGCGGTAAATCTGATTTTGTGGATCAAATGGTTATTGGTTATAACATAAATTATGGTTGGAAAACAGCATTTGCTTCGCCTGAAAACGCACCTACATATTTACACGCACATAAATTAATGCGTAAAACTTGGCAGGGTATGCCAACAAGAGGTGATATTAAAAGTGATAAATGGAATAGAGTTGCTAACCATATTAATGATAATTTTTTCTTTATTGATATGGAGCGTTATACTCTTGAATCTGTATTAAGAAAAGGAGCTGAGCTTGTAAAACGTAAAGGTATTAAATGTTTAGTTATAGATCCATTTAATAAAATAAGAGATGTTGATAGTAAAACAGAAGATATAAATCGTTATACAATGGAATATCTTACTAAAATAGAAAGCTTTGCTAAAAAGTTTGATGTATTAGTTTTTATTGTAGCTCATCCTACTAAAATGTACAGAGATAAAGACGGTCAAATAGAAGAACCTAATATGTATAATATAAAAGGTGGTGGTGAATGGTATGATGCTAGTTATCATGGTATATTAGTACATAGAAATTATGAAGAAAAAACAGTCAAAGCTAAAATACTTAAGGTTAAATTTCAAAACTTAGGTGAAAATGGAGCTGAAGCTCATTTTAAATGGGATGCAGCATCTGGTTGTTTTATACCTCATCATAATGTGGTTAAAGAAAATGAACCTATGCCATGGGAGTAGATCAAAGACAACAACGTAGAACCAAAAAAAAATCAAGTCATAAAGGATTAAGTTATAATTATCCTACAATGAGTAAACAAGAAAATGAAATAAATTCTTGGTGTATAAATAATAACGTTAGAATTAGTCCTGTACCTACCAAACCTGGTTTGCAACCAGAAGAGTGGTATATAGAAATAAGATTAGGACCATATAAAAAAGGTGAAAAACCTCATCTATCTCCTAACGTATATACACACGAAAACATACATCAAGAGGTTAGAAGAATGCAAAAATATTATTATGATAAACATAAAAAATAATTTTAATAACGCAAGTGATGCATACAATTATTTCTACACTAAAATCGCTACTGAAGGTGTTGAGTTTGCTGATACAAGAGCTTTATTTAACGTGGGGTTTACGCTTAACGACCCGCTTCAAAATTCTATACACAACAAGTCTCGTAATTGGAATATTACGTATGCTGAAAGAGAATGGAACTGGTATCTGTCAGGAAATCCTAACGCGGAAGATATTGCTAAAAAAGCCCCAATCTGGTACAAAATGATGGACAGCAATGGTTGTGTAAGATCTAATTATGGTTGGCAATGGAATAGAAATGATCAAATAGATAAAGTTATAGCTAAACTAGAAACAGTAAAAGATACTAGACACGCTGCAATATCTATTTATGATGGTAAAGAAATTGATACATATGCAAAAGATACACCATGTACTTATGCAATACAATTTACTATATTATATGATCAAAAGCTAACAGGTAGACAGAACCCAGCTCTTAATATGGCTGTTCTGATGCGTTCTAATGATCTATGGTATGGTTTTTGCAATGACCAATACTGTTTTTCAATGCTACAAAAAATGGTAGCAGAGAGGTTATCTATTGAAGTTGGCACATACTATCATTTTGCACACAACCTACACATTTACAACGACAAATTAAAATTCTAAATATGTATTATTTATATCATATACCGGGTAAAAAAATAGGTGTAACAAGTAATCTTAATAAAAGGGTTACACTTATACAAGGTTATAAAGAAGGAGAGTACGAAGTTCTTGATTCTAGTAAAGATATAGACTATATATCTGACAGGGAGATAGAACTTCAAAAGTCTTATGGCTACAAAGTAGACATGAAAAAATATAAAAACTTATTTAATAAAATGAAAATAAACGCAACAGAACAAACCTCAACATTCCCTTGTTCAAGCGCTGAGCTTGAAAAACAATTAAAGAATAACATAGGTTTAACATGGAAAACAGAGTTCGGCCAGTTTAATATAACAAAAGAGAACATACCTTGGATATTACACAACGCAAAAACATCTATGTTTAACGATAAAAGATGTTATATATACAATAAAGCTTTTTATGAAGCTTATTTTAATCCAGAACACACACCACAAACAAAAACTTGTAGTAAAAAACCCTTAAAAATGTTTAATAATATACGTGATTGGGCTAGCACAAGAGGTATATATGCCACAGGCGATGCTAAAACTCAATATGTAAAACTACAAGAAGAGTGTGGTGAGCTTGCTAAAGCTTTATTAAAAGATGATGAGCCAGAAGTTGTAGATGCAATAGGTGATATTGTAGTTGTATTAACTAACTTAGCTTATTTAAAAGGCTATAATATAGAAAGTTGTATAGCTTCAGCATATAAAGTAATTAATAAACGTACCGGTAAAATGGTTAACGGAACATTTGTTAAAGATGAGGATTAAAACAGAAGATAAAATAGTTCAAGCTGTCTTAGCTAAGATGGATGAGCGTAGTCTTATTGGCCAAAAAAAGTATGGTGCTACTATGATGCAAGAAATTAAACATCAAAAAAAAGATCTTAATAGATTTTTAGTAGACGTACAAGAAGAATTAATGGATGCACTACTTTATATTGAAGCTGCTAAGCGTTGTTTAAGTGATGAGATTGAAGAAGCTATGATAAAACGTGCACATGAAGACTAAATATAAACGAAAAAAAGGACCTGTACAATCAAAAAAAATATCATATGACGGTATTACTTTTGCTTCTGGACTTGAAAAATATATGTATATAGCCTTAAAAAAAGCTAAAATAAAAGCTAAATATGAAGGCGTTACATTTGAATTGTTTCCTGGATTTAACTTTGATCAACCAGCATATGAAAGGTGTGCTAATGGTAAAGGAGTTTTTAAAAACAGAGGTAATAAAAATATAATTAATATTAAATACACACCTGATTTTATAGGTAAAGGATTTATAATAGAAACAAAAGGTAGAGCTAATGAAAGTTTTCCAATTAAATGGAAGATGTTTAAAAAATATGTTTTAGATAATTTAGATTCAACTACCATATATAAACCACAAAATCAAAAAGAATGCGACGAAACGATAAGATTAATACTCGAATCACAAAACAAATAGCTCGTAGAAAATATGCTGAAAGACAAATTGATAAGTGGATTAAATGGAGGTTTGAAGTTAAAGGCTATATGTATTACAAAGATTTAGTAAAATTACAAGAAGAAAACAATATAAAATGCTATGGATAAAAATTGGGAATTAACTGTTGGGTTCTACCCAGGTGTTTTGATAGGAGCTAGAAGTTATCCTCATTCAGATTCTGTGCAGCACGTAATATATCTACCATTTGTAGATATTTGTTTAGAAATATTTAACGATTAATATATGGGATTATTTGACGTAAGAGTACCTTACAAGCCTTTTGAGTACCCTGAATACTATACTGAAGGGTGGCTTAAACAGGCTCAAGCATTCTGGCTTCATACTGAAATATCAATGTCAAGCGATATTAAAGATTGGAACGAAAAGCTTACACCAGAAGAAAAAAATTTAGTAGGCAATATACTGTTGGGCTTTGCTCAAACAGAATGTGCTGTGTCAGACTATTGGACACAGAAAGTTGTATCATGGTTTCCGAAGCATGAAATTCAACAAATGGCAATGATGTTTGGTTCGCAAGAAACAATACATGCTGTTGCATATAGTTATTTAAATGAAACTCTTGGTCTTGAAAATTTTGAAGCGTTCTTACAAGACGAAGCAACAATGGAACGCTTTGATAATTTAGTTAGTTATGATGGAAGTGAACATACTGGAATTGCACGAAGCCTTGCAGTCTTTAGCGCCTTTGCTGAAGGTGTTAGCTTGTACTCTGCCTTCGCTGTTCTATATAGTTTTCAGTTAAGAAATTTACTGAAAGGAGTAGGACAACAGATGAAATGGAGTGTGCGCGATGAGTCGTTGCATAGTAAGATGGGTTGTACACTTTTTCGTCATATGTGTAAAGAAAATAATAAATTATTAAAAGACTGTGAACAAGACATATTGGATGCTGCAACAGCAATGCTCGAAGCAGAAGAAAACTATATTGACAAAATGTTCGAACTTGGAGATATTGAAAATCTCAAAGCTTACGACCTTAAACAATTCATTAGAAAAAGACTCAATGAAAAAATTACAGAACTCGGCTACGAGCACCACGGGGAGTACTTTCAGTTTGACAAAGACGGAGCAAAAGCTCTTGATTGGTTCTACCATCTTACCGGGGGGCATACTCATACTGACTTTTTTAGTGTTAGGCCTACTGATTACGCAAAGGCTAACGAAGGAGAAGATTTTGAAGATATTTGGTAAATAAATAAAAATGAATAAAACAATTAAATTATTAATCTTATTATTAACAACACAATTATATTCTCAACAAAACGTAGATTTATACGGAGAGTGGATTAGTTATATAGATAGAGAAAGACTTACAATAAACGAAGACAATACATTTATAAGGATAAATAAAGATAGTGTTAGTACAGGTGAATTTGAAATAAAAGACAACAAAATATATGTTACTAAACCTAGTGACGCATATAAATTACCTTTTACTATAAAAAATACTACATTATATGTTTATAAACCTTATTCTAAAAACTGTTGGATGTTTGAAAAAATAAGTAATTAATGAAAAAAAGAAGTTTTTTAAAACTATTAGTAAAACAGAGAAGATTATCTGCTAAAGAACGTATATCAAATAGACTAGGATATATGGGTACAGGTTTTATTATGATAGCTCCGTATGTATTAAACCAAGGTAATATTGGTCCTATATTATATATAATAGGAGGTATTATTTGCATGCCTCAAGTATGGTTAGCAAAACAATGGAACTTAGTAGCTGTTAATATAAACGTTATGATAGGCTACACAATTTATTTATTAAACACATGAATATAGAAGAATACGTATTAAAAAGATATCCTCGTAGATTTAAAAATAAAAAAGTTCTTATAAAAGAATTTGATAATCATTACGAAGTAAATCATCACGAAGATGCAAGTCCAATTATATTAAGTAAAAACATATGAAAGAAAGTACATTAGTAGAGATGCAAAAGAAAATAGATTCTTTAATTAGAGTATCTCAAAAACTTATATTAGAAATACAACAAATAGATTCATTATCACGTGGAACTATAACAGCTTTACAATTGTTTATGGGTGAAAAAGAGTGGGATAAAATAGTAAATAAAATGAAAAAAGCTGAAGAAAAAAGAAATAAAAAAGAACAAGAAAAGAAACTAGATTTAAATGTGGAATAATGATTGGATTAAAGGAGAAGATTACCCTAATTGGGGAAATACTGATGTCTATAAAAAAACTATTAGTGGAGGATACCTACTTCAAGGTGAAACACCCAGAGAAGCCTATATGCGAGTATCGAAAACTGTGGCACGACGTTTATATAAACCTGAATTAGCACCTACGTTTTTTGAATACATATGGAATGGTTGGCTATGTTTAGCCTCACCTGTTCTTTCTAACACTGGAACTGATAGAGGTTTACCTATATCTTGTTTTGGTATTGATGTCGCTGATAGTATAAGCGATATAGGGCAAAAAAATCTAGAAATGATGCTGCTCGCTAAACACGGTGGTGGCGTAGGCGTCGGTATAAATATGATAAGACCCGCCGGATCTAAAATTACAGGTAATGGAACATCAGATGGAGTTGTCCCTTTTTGCAAAATCTATGACTCAACTATACTCGCAACCAACCAAGGATCAGTACGTAGAGGGGCTGCATCCGTTAATATCAATATTGACCACGCTGATTTCGATGAATGGTTGGAAATCAGAGAACCTAAAGGGGACGTCAATCGTCAATCTCTTAACTTACATCAGTGTGCTGTCGTTGGCGATAAGTTTATGCGAAGACTCGAAAGTGGAGATACAAATGCACGGAATAAGTGGTCCAAATTACTTCAAAAACGAAAAGCTACAGGCGAGCCATATGTCCTCTTTAAAGGAAATACAAACAAGGCTAATCCAGATGCTTACAAGTCGAACAGCTTAAAAGTTCATATGACTAATATCTGTAGTGAAATTACTTTACATACAGATGAAAACCATAGTTTTGTATGCTGTTTATCTAGTTTAAATTTAGCTAAGTATGATGAGTGGAAAAATACTAATCTTATATATGATAGTATATGGTTTTTAGATGGCGTTATGGAAGAGTTTATACATAGAGCTAAAGGATTAAGAGGTTTTGAAAACTCTGTAAGATCAGCTAGTAAAGGTAGAGCATTAGGCCTAGGAGTACTTGGTTGGCATACTTATTTACAAGAAAAAGGTATACCATTTGAAGGGCTATTGTCACAATATGAAACACGTAGAATATTTAGTCAGATTAAAATAGAATCTGATAGAGCCAGTAGAAACCTAGCTGAAACATATGGTGAACCATTATGGTGTGTAGGAACTGGTATGCGTAATACTCATCTTAGAGCTATAGCACCAACTGTTAGTAATAGTAAACTATCCGGTAATATATCACCTGGTATTGAGCCATGGGCTGCAAATGTATTTACAGAACAATCAGCTAAAGGTACATTTATTAGAAAAAACCCTACACTAGTTAAGTTTTTACGTAGAAATAAACTTAATACTGAAAAGATATGGGATAAAATATTAAGAGATGGCGGCTCAGTTCAAGATGTAAAAGAACTAGATGGTTTAATGTTTAATAATGATATACCAGCTAAAGATGTATTTAAAACATTTAAAGAAATAAATCAACTAGAATTAGTTAATCAAGCAGGTATAAGACAGCAATATATAGATCAAGGGGTTAGTTTAAACCTAGCATTTCCTTCTGAAGCAACACCTAAATGGATTAATAAAGTTCACTTAGATGCATGGAAAAAAGGTATTAAGACCTTATACTATATGAGAACAGAATCTGTTCTTAGAGGCGACATAGCAGCTGCAGCTATGGATGAAGAGTGTTTGTCTTGTGACGGCTAGAAATAATGAAGGGAGACCGTAATGATCTCCCTTCAATTGCAGGAACTTTTGGGGGTGGAAGCCCATTTTTATCGTGTTCCTTTTAATATATCCAAATTACATCTGGATCTTTATCTGGATCAGCATCTACATGTATAAATGTATTAGCTATACCTATACGATTAAATCCTACATCTAATAAACAATTAACAAGATGATACCTATCTCTTGAATTATTACAATGTATATCTACAGCATATCCTTTTAAATGAGCAGAATCTTTTTTTCCACCTATTTTTTTATTATGTTCTTTAGTTCTATAACCGCTGTTTATGTGTATGGCTTTATCAAACTTACCTCTTGCCATATCCAACATTTCTAATATATTTTCTTTCATTACTCGACCACTACCAATTTGGTCGGGACTATCAAACTCTGTAATATTAAAGTATTGCATAATTATTCTCCACATTTTTTACTTGGATCATCTACTCTTCTCCAGTCTTCTTTTTCAAACCAGTCACGCAAAGTAGCACCTTTTTTTCTAGCACCTTTTACGTTTGTTTTAGATGATCTTTTATATTTACCTTTTGCACCAGCTGATTTTTTAGCTGATACTAATTTATCTTTTTGTTCTTTACTCATACTTCTTAGTTTAGAAGCAGGTAAACAAGTTTTAGTTGTACCACCACCTTTTTGTTTTTGAGCAGGACCAGATGATGTAGTTTTTCTACAACTACCTTTAGCGCCTTTAACTGTACCAGGAACTCTTTCGTAACCATCCCAGCAAGCTAAAGGGCTATTAGTGTGTCTTTGTTTTATATTAAAGCCCATTATTTTTTCTTCTTGCTTTTACCCATTTTACCTGGACCACCAGCTTTAGTACATCTTACACCCCAACCTGAAGCGTAAGCGCTAGGCCAAACTTTAAATTTTCTTTTAGCAGCAGCTTTACACGGGCCACTTATTTTACCTAATAACGGACTTTGTTTTTTCATTATTCTTTATCTTTACAGTTACAACTTTTTGAAGTAAATTTTTCTATCATTTCTTTTTGCATGTCAATTATCATTTCTTCTAATTGATCATTACGTTTTTCCATTTGATGAGTCATTGATTCTAATGATTCATTTTTCTTTTGTAATTTATTAACCTCATCCGGCTGTTGTCCTATTATAACATACACAACAATTCCCAAACTAGAAACTAGTGTTCCTACGATGGCCACGAATAAGTCTTTATTTACTGGTGGTATTTCTACATAACTTAGAAATATTAGTAATAATATGATTAAAGTAAATATGCCGGCTGCACCGATGTAATGACGTACTTCTTTTTTTTCGTTATTCATATTTATTTATTTATTGTTATTTTAATTTTCCTCCTTTTAAACTTGATTTAAAACCACCTTTTAATCCAGTACTAACTCTACGTAATTTTTTAGAAGTAGTAGTTGGAAGTTTAGGTGCTGGAATATCTAAATCCCATCTACTCCAACCTCCAGCAGAAGCAATACGCTTATAAATTTGTAAATCTGTATTGCTAGCATTTCTTAGGTTGTCTATTTTTTTAACAACTCTATCAGCAGGCAAGTTTGTCATTGCTGATATTACATTAGCACCAGCTAAATAAGCAGGATTATCTAAACTCCAACCTGTTGCTTTCATTTCATCCTTGTTCCATTCAAAAGCATTAGCTGCATTATTTATTTTTCTAAACTTAGAACCAAGAGGAGGTGATACTTGTGCTAATTCAATGATAGCATTTTTAGCATATTCAGGTTCTTTTTCTTTACTTTTTTCTAATAATTTTATAGTAGCATTTTTTAAAGTAGAAACAATAGCTCCACCAACGCCAATACCTCTTAAAAATTGATCTGACATAGAATTAAGTATTCTTAAATATCTTTTTTGATCTTTTGTTTCTTTCTTTTCTAGTTCTTTTTTAGTTAACTCTTCTTCGTCGTCAAACATTAATGCAAATAAAGCTTGTTGTAAAGCGTTAAATATTAAGTTTTGTACAAAGCCATAATATATAATCTTAGATATATTAGTCTTTGTATCTCCTCGGCCATTTTTAAGATCAAGAGCGGCTTTTTTAATCTCTCTGGTATATTGCATTGGAGTGTTAGCAAAAGCTAATATAACACGCCCTAAACCACCAGCTTGCTGCTCACTAATTTTATCAGGTCTACTTGATTGTTGAGATGTTTCAGCTATTTCTGTAAAATCTATCATAGCTTGTTTTTCTGCGGCTTGCTCAGACATACCTTCTTTTACATATTTTTTAATTCTATTCCTATAAAAAGTAGCACCGCCTGAAGCTATAGCAAAACTATCTGCTATTTGTGTAGGTAAAAACCCTAATCTTAATGTTTTAGCTATAAATCTTCTAGCCATACTACCAGGATCTTTAGCCATATCAGCTATATCAGCTTCATTTACATTCATTTTTAAACCGTCTCTACGAGCTAATAAAAACGGAGAGTTCATTAATTTTACAAAATCTTTTTTATACTGAGGTATGTTAGCAAACGCTTTACCTGCTGCTAATATATTATTATCACTAAAATTTATAAAGTTTATAGAAGATATAGTTTGAAGTATAGCTGATCTTGTGTTAAAGAACATAATAGCACCAACAGAATTTGTCAACCAGTCTGTGGCTCTATTTACTAAACCATCTTTACCAAATGTTCTGTTTCTACCAGTTTTCATTCTGTAAAGTATATTTTCTAATGCACCTCTATAGCCTTCACCAAAGGCAGCCTCTAATTTATTTAAGTTAGTTTCAGAAAATATTTGATCAACATTTTGTTGCCAAAGTTCTAAATACTTTGCTCTTTTAGTTGTTCTTAAACCTTCTAATAAATCGCTAGAAATATCTCCAGCTGTCCAACCTTCATTTTTAGGTGCATTATATGGATCTCCTTTATTTATACCTAACAATTGATCTCCAAATATTTTTAAATCAGCATTATCATTTACATATTTAGTTAATTCTTTTAAATCTGTTTGTGATAACCCGGGTATACTCATACCTTGTTGGTCCCAAATATATACTCTTACTGCTTGTTCTCTAGTAAATGGTTCACCTGGTATTTTTTTACGTAAATTTTTAGGAACAATTTTAAGATCTTTTTTAAGCGCTTTGTAGTCATTTAACAAAGTTAATCTATCTCTATTTAAATCATTCATGGCTCTTGCAAAAGGATCTAATAAATTAACTTTATACCAAGCCATTTGCGCATCACCTGTTTTACCTTTACCAAGAGTTTTATATAATAAACCTACAAAGTCTTCAGCTGATGGTGGTACAAAGAAATTAAATTTACCTTTACCCGCACCTGCAACTTTAGCTTTTACTTTAGCATATCTTTTGTCGGTACCTATACCAGTTTTGTTTTCTATTATATCATTAAACTGTTTACTTAAATCTTCTGATTTACTAAACTTTAACGCTTCTTCTTTATTAATATTATCAACTTCAGCCATTTTATCTAACACCATTTGGTTAGTAAAATCTCCTTTTAATTGTAAATTTTTAGGTAATATTTTATTATTTATTTTAGATACTAATTTTTTACTAGCTTCTATTGTTTGATTAGTACGTCGACCCATAGCGTCTACACCAAGTTGATTACCCATTGTTCTACCATTAGTCATCATTATAGAGTTAGGTGTTATACCTCCTTCAATAGCGCCTACTTCAGGGTTAAAATATCTTTGCCACCAAAAATTATCACCAAGAAACCATCCTTGTGGCATACCTGTAGAAAGACCAGCTTTTCCTAGTTTAGCATTTTCTGCTTTATCTAACGCTATTAATTTATAATTATCCATAACAGCTTGATATGATAAATCAAAATTACCTTTATCAATAGCTGTATCTAATAAATATAAATAAGCAGCAGTGGCAGGCATAGCATGCTCATATTCATATAACGTACCACTTTTACCTTTAGGACTAGTAGACCAGCCAACTATTTGAGCACCTAGTTTATGCCAATGACCAGTATGATTAGCAACAAGTTTTAAATATGTACCTATTTTTGAAGCGTTGTTTTTATCAGATTTTATTGCATTATTAAATCGCCTCCACATTTCTTTGTGAATTTTACTTACTTTATTATTAAACGATTTAATATCTCCATTTTTATTTTTAATAGCCGCGTTTTTAGCATTACCTAATAATGTACTATAACTACTTAATTTATAATCAGTAACACCTTTTATAGGTTCTCCAAAAACAGCATCATCAGATTTAGAATAATCTATTAAATCTTGTCTAAGCTTTTTTAATGCGTCTGATTTTTCTTTTGTCCATTTAGGATTTTTAGATCCATCTTTTCTAAATTCAGTCATGCTAACATCGTAGTCTTTTCCACTTGTTGTAAAAACAGAACCACCCCTAGGCCCAAACCACATATCTTTAGGGCCAAATGTCATTATATATATAAAATTATCTAATATTTTTTTTCTACCAGATTCAGTAAGAATATCTTTTTTTAAATCCAAAGTTTCATTTAATCCTTTCTCTTTTAACAAAGTATTAACTTTACTTCTACCTTTTAAAGGAAGATTAAATATTTTTCTTAAACTTTTACTAAACTTTAATTCAGGATCTCTATCAATAACATCTAAAACTTCAGCTCTTCTTTTAGGTGGTGTTTTTATTTCTTTAGTTACAGATGGAGCAGCATCGGCAACTAAATTTTCTGCTATAACACCAACAAGACCTGCTTTTCTTTTTTGAGTAAAAAACTCTTTAGCTTGTTCTAATGTAACAGGTAATTTTTCAGATACTCTAGGCCCTGAATTAATATTAGTATTTTTAGGTAGTAAGCCTTCGTTAACAGCTTCACGAGCAGCAATTGGTCCTAGTCTAGGTCCAGTTTTAGTAAATATTTTTTCGCCTTTTGTTCCTCTTTCTAATTTTACTAAATCAGAAACAGGTAGATCTTTTAAAATATTTAATATATTTTTATTTAAAAACTGTTGATCTATAGCTTTTTCAGTACCCATTAATTTAGCTATATCTTTAAACAACTCACTACCTCTAGCTTTTTTATTTACAATAGCTTTAAGTTTTTTAAGTTCTACATTGTCTAAATCTTTTCCAAATATTTCTTTAGCTGTTTGTTTTACTGCATTATAAAGATCATCACCTTGTTTTATACCTAAATCTCTTCTTAATTTAGATGTTTTTTCTTTTGTAGTTTCAGTTGTTGCAGATTCTTCTGCAGTAACTTGAGCTGCTTGTGGTGAGTCTAATTGTTGTTCTTGTTTAGCTTTTTCAGATTCTTTAAACAAATCTTTTTTAGCATCTAACTTAGCAAATCTAGTATCAGCCATTACTCTTTCAGTAAAACCTTCAATGCCAACTGCGCTACCATCATCTCTTGTACTCTCAGGATTAAAGTTTAATACTCTTTCTATAGTATTATCTATTATTTTTTGAGACTCTTCTATAGTAGTAGCTCTTTGTCTAATATAATTATTTATAGCTCCGCCTTCATTATATATGGCATTAAATAACTTAGCTCCATCAGGTGAACGTACAAAATTATCAAACTCTGTTTTAGTTTTAATATTATCTGGAACAAGTTTATTTATTTCTTCAAATAAAGTAGATCTAGATAAAACAGTTGTATCATCTGTTTGTTGTTCTGTAGGCTCTAAAACATTAGCTCTTATATTAATATCTTGATTTTTTACTATACTTCTTTGAAAACTTTGCAGTAAACTAAAAGCATCTTCAGCTGTATCAATACCAAAATTCTCAGATTCTTCTTTACCTATCAAACCTGCTACAAATTTCTTTATATTATAAGCTGATTTTTGTAAAAAAGTTATATCATCTTCAGAAAGTATATCAAGATTTATAGCATCACCTGTTATTGCTAAAAGTTCTTCAGATTGTGCAGGGCTACCATCATATAGTTTAAATCTTTTTTTAATAGTATCGTGCTGATCTTTAGTTATTTCTTTATTTTTTAATTTAGTTTTTAATAAGTCTAAAAAATCATCTTTAATATTATCATATTGATCTTTAGTAAAAGCATTATCTTTACCCATAGCATGAAAATACTCATGTATTGGAGCTGCAGGATTTCCACTAACAGCCATTTCTAAATGTATATAACTATTTTTATTATTTTTATTAAAACCACCATCTGCGTTTTCTGCTATAATATTTATAATTTCTGATGCATCTTCTTTGTTTATAACACTACCACTTTCAAGAGTTAAAGTTGTTTCGTTAGAATTAATAAAATTATTTATATTTTCTAAATCATTATTTGCAAAAGTTATTTGTTTGTTTAAATACTTTGTTTTTTTATTATTTTGTTCAACAGATAATAAATTGTTTTGAGTTCTTTTAAGGTTTCTTACAACATCTCCTTGTACTAAACCTTCAGGAAGTTCTAAATTTTTTAATTTTAAACTATTAGAATTATTTAATATAGTTCTTTTTTGTCCTTGCAAACTATTAAATTGTTCTAATAAATCTTTTTTTAATTGAGTTTTTGTAGCTTCACTAGCGTTTGATTTAGCTATTTCTATCCATCTGTTGTTAATATTTGTAGCTTTTCTATCTAATTCAAAAACTTCTTTTTGTTTTTTTGGATCTAATTTTATAAACGCCGAAGCGCTGTAATCTTGGACTGTGTTAGATTCTTTAATTTTTTTTCTTATAACATCATAAAGTTGCTTTCTTACCTTAGAGTCTGTTGTTTGTTTTAAATCAGATGTAAGACCTTGTATTTCATCGTAAAGTTTATTTAACTCTATTTTAGTTTGTTTATCAGCAATAACATCCATCATACCTGCTCTTGCTATTTGAGCACCTCTAGCCAGAGCAAACCCATTACCTATTAATACGCCTTGTGCGGTTGCTTCTCCAACTCCATCTAACACCGAAACATTAGCATCGTTTAAAGTTATATCTGTAATATTACCTAACAATTGATTTAAACCCTCACCACCACCTTCAATAGGCCCACTTAAAGTACCTAGTCCTAGTGTTTTTAATACTTTAGGATCTTTAATTGTATTAACTAATGCTTTACCAAAACTAGCTTGACCTGCTTCTTTATAAAACGTTTCTAAAGCTTTACTACCATTTAATCCTTTTAATCCTTTAACTAACTGTAAAGTAGTAAGCCACTCAGTACCAACCTCATAACCACCATATAAAGTACTAGTTAAAAATTTCTTCATATCAGTGGTGCTAAGAGCTTTATTGTGAAACTCTATTTCTTCTAATATTTTTTGTTTTAATAAAGGGTCTTGAGTTTCTTTTAATTGAGCTTCAAGTTTAGGTATAACTTCTTCAGCTTTTTTATCAGCAAGCTCAAACTCAGATAAACGACCACCATAACCGCTAGCAAAAAATAAAGGCATTGCTGCTGGACCACTAAAAGCCATAACTCCGGAAGGAACAAAATTAATTAAACCATCAGCAGCCCATCTTAAAGCGTCTTGAGGATCACTAATGTTTTCAACAGCAATAGCTTTTCCTAAATCTTCTTCAGATATTCTAGCTAATTCTTCTCTATAAGATAATAAATCTTTGCTTATTGATTTTTCTTTTCCTTCTTCATCCTTAGCCATATCTAAAGTAAGCAATGCGCCTAAAGCTATATCTGTACCTGCAGAAAGAACAGAGTTTGTTAATCTATCTATTTCACTATAACTTCTTTTAAAAGTATCTATAAATTTATTTTTATCTTCAATAACACCAGCATCTCTTATAATATTTTGCTCTAATAACTTTGTTTGTTCAACTAAAGCATTATGATTATCTATTATTTCTTTTTCTTGTTCTTTAGAGTAAGGCGTACCGTTGTCAATAGCTGCTTTTAAATTGTTTTTTATATTTTGTATTTCATTAATATTATTTTTAGCTTGACTTATATCAAGTTGCATTCTTTTATTAACATCATTTTTAACATTAATAGCACTATTTAATAGCATGTCTTTATCAAAAGTATCTAATTCTTCTAATAATAGTCGTTGTTTTTTATCAACATTAGCTTTAATTTCTTCAGGAGTATAATCAGGATTATTAAATATAATTTCTTTTTCTATATTATTATATTCATTAACAATATCTTGTTCTCTAATTAAATCTCTTTCTTTTTCAATTGTTGTATCTGCTACAGTACCTGTTTTAACAGATGTAATTGGTTCAACAGGTGGTAATTCCAATGAAGTATCTACCGATGTTAATTCCAAATCGGGTGCTATTTCTTCTACCACATCCGCACCCGAAGTTGTGGTTGGCGTCTTTACTTCTTTTTCAGGTTGAGTTATATTAAATTCAGATAAATACTCTTCAACTGAAAGATTTGATTGAGCTGCAGCTTCTTCTATTTCTTCAATAGAATATTCAGTACCGTCTAGTTCGTACATATTTTATTAATTATCTTTTAATTGGTAAAGGTTTTTTATTTTTAGAAAATAAGTTATCTCTATATTTTTCTCTTCTATTTTGATCTAAATCTAAATAAGAATCTATTTTCTTTAAAAGAGCATTGTCACCTTTATTATCACCTAAATATTGTTGAAATAAATTTCTTTTTATTCTATCTAATTCTTTTTGTATTGTGGAGGATTTTTTATCCCAATCACCTAAAACTTTTTTATCAAGATCACCTATCTCAAACACAGCATCATCAGTAATTTTATTTCCATCTTTATCTGTTGCACTATCACTTATAATTAACTTACCTTGATCATATGTAGCTCTTTTAGTTCCTACACCAAAAAGTCTATTAAATGATTCAGCTATTTTTGAAGGATCATTAGGTAAATTAAGAAAATCTATAATAGTTAATTGAGGTGTGCTACCACTACCACCTTTATCTGGCTTGTCAAATTTAACTCTATCTTCTCTTACTTTTATATCATTAAAGTTACCAGTATTTAAAGCAAACTGAGCAAAACCAGTAAGTATTTCATCAGCAGCATTTTGTTCTATATTACCATATAATAAAGAACTATTATTGGCGCCGGCTTTTACATCACCTTCATTGCCTAGCATGTTGTATATTATTTTTGTTTCTTCTAGATTTTTAAAATAACCAGAACCTACTTGCTCTACTTCGTTAGATATAAGCGCACCTATTTTTTCCATATCTGGCACATTAACATAGGTTATAACTCTTTCACCATTAGGAAGATATTTAGTTTTTTGTACTTCTTCAAGTATAGCATTACCTCCAGCATCAGTTTCTCCACTAGTTTTATAAAACTGTCTTTTTAAGTTACCTTTATCATCATAAAGTAATGGATCTAATTTATCAGTTATTGATTTTTTCCAATTAGGTGCAGTAGGTATAGGTCTTGAGAAAAACTGAATAGCATCTACATCTGTAATTCTTTGAGGTTTATAATTAGGATCAATGGTTGTTGTAGATTGTCCTTGGTCTGGATTTTTTTCAAACTTACCAGTTTTTTTATTATAAAACCCAAAAGTACCTTTTCTATTTTGCGTAGTTTTATATTGAGCAGGTACGTTAGCACCTGCGCTCATTAAAAGAGTTCCGTCTTCAGACGCTGTAAATCTTTGATAAGCGCTTGGACCACCTCTTCCAGCATTAATAGTTTGACCTAATAAAATTTCATTACCAGTTTTATTAGCCAACCACAACGAGCCGCCTTGATTTGCATTACCTTTATCTTCCATATTACTTAAAGAAGCAGCTTGGCTTTCCATTGCTTGAAACATTGGAACAATACTATTTAAAGTTTTACTTGCAGCATCCATTTGTTTTTTATAAAATGCTCTTTCTTTTGAATCTGTAGCTGTTTTATACCCTATAGTTGCTTTTGAAAATGTTGATATTTTTCCTTCTATTAATTTATTAAGGCTTTCGTTGTTTACTCCATATTTTAATGCTTCTTGCTGAAAATCATTCATCATTTCAGCTTGATTATTTAATCCCCAATCTAATAAGTTTTGAGCCTCTTGAGCCGCGGCGGTTTGTTTAGCTGATTCTCTTTTAAGTAAAGCATTTGTTCTAAGAAAGTTATTTTGTACAATACCCATTGCAACATCTCCTTGTCTTTCAATATTTTTAAGGTTTACTTCTGAACCTGGATTTGCATATGCGCCAGACCTGTAATATTGTGTTCCTCCTGAAAAATTTTGTTTAGCCATAATTATGGTTTTGATGGGTTTCTTTTTAATAATTCTTGTATTGACAACAAACGAGTCTCATTTGGCACATACTGACCTGTAGTATCCGGTGATGATTCTCCTACATTTAAGTCTTTATAGGCTCCAAGTTTCTTTTGGCTTTGATAATTACTATATATATCACCTAAAGTAGTTAAACCTTGACCAACTATATTTCCTACAGCACTAGACCTTGCCATGCCTATATTGGCAGCATTAGTACCATAAGCTTGTGCTGCTTGTGCTTGATTTGTAATTTGTGATTGCAGTCTATTTAATTGTTCACCTTCTCTTCTTTCTTGTTGACCAAATACAAATTCTCTACCAGCAACATCTATATCTTGCATTCTAGCGGCTTCGCCATATTTTGCAGCTTGTACCCTTATAGCTTCAGCTTGTTTTTGCTGTTGTAAGTTTGCTTCTCCTCTTGCGGCCATTTCTTGATTTCTTACTTCTTGTTGCTCTATGTTAGCGCTTACACTTCTTTTACTTTGTAATGCGGCTTGCGCTAAAGCAGTAGCGCCGCCAGCTGATGCGCCGGTTGCTTGTAGAATATCTAAAGTATTAGCTAAAGCAACATCTGCTTCTTCTGCTTGAAACTCAGCGGCTTGAGTGGCTACACCTAAATTAGCAAAAGGATTAGAAAGATATTGATCAGTATTTTCTATCATACCAGAAAGATCAGTTACATTTTCGTAAGGATTTATAATAGCTTGTCTTTTTCCTTCTAATAATTTTAAATCATTTTGTAATCTAAGTTTATCTTTTCTAGCTTGTTCTGCTGCTCTTTCTTGAGCTTCTTGAGCTTTTTTAGCGCCTCTATTACCAAAAAGTGATGATACACCAGTGGCCGCGGCCCCAAGAACTGATTTTCCTAAACCAGTTGCCGCAAAAGTCTTTATAGCTCCAAATACAACAGGTAAAAACATATAGTTAGTACCATATGAAGTGTTAAACAAACGTTCTATTAATATATTTAAAATTTCTTCCATAATTTATTCTAATAAGCTGATTCTACATAGTCTGACGATGCTGCAAATAATTCTTTCATGCCTCCTGGATCTGTTAAAGTATCAGTAGATATAGTGACAGTAGCAAAGTAACCTTTAATACCAGTCATATCAGCACCAAATACTACTTCACCTGGAGCTGCAGGACTATTATTAACAAGATTAGCCATATATTTATTTTCTTTTCTAGTAAAACCTGCATGATTTACAGGCGGTATTAATGGTGTATTACTTTCTGTTATAGGACTATTTAAAGGATTTATAAATAAGTTACCATAATTATCAAATGAACCTTCATTATAACTGTATATAGCAACTGTTGAGTCTTGAGTGTTTACTGTTTCATAATTACTAAAATCAATATTAGGAAACCCTATACCTGTTTGATCAGACACAAAACTATCTACTTGCCAACCATTACTACCCTCGTAGTTGATTGTTTTAAATACTTTTGACAAGCTTACATTAGGATTAAATACAAATTTTATACTAGCTTTATCTTGTACACCATAAAAATTACATCTTGGTTGTGATGTAATATAATGTTGATATAAACCAGCTGTATCAGTGTCTGTAGTGTCAGACGGCCCCATCGTGTAAAACTTATTTTTTAAACTAAGCATTAAACCAGGTTTATAAGAATATAAACTTGTCCATCCTTGTACTGATTCATCAAAAGATAATGTTTTATAATCAATGCTAGTGTCCTGAGGTTGTATTGATAATACATATTGTTTGTTATATATATCCCAACCACCAGTAAGTTTACCCTCGCCCATAGCACCAAACTGATCTCTAAAGAAATCAATCATACCATAGTTGGATATTTCTGTAAGACCATCTTGTGATAGCCTCATTACAGCATTTCTGTCTTTATCTGTAAAGTATTTTCTTCTACCATATACAGCAAAACTTTCAGGGTTTCTACTAATACCAAAATTACCCACATAAGCCTGTATATCGCCTATAACAGCTGTGCTTGCTGTAATAGTAGGACTACCTTCAGCTGAATATATAATATCTTTATCTATAGGAGCTCTACTTACTTTTTTCTCTTGAAAAATATTCACATAGTTATCTTCTGTATATAATTTTTGTATAGAACCGTTAGAAGGATCAACACTTCTAGTTATATCTGTACCTACAGAAAATACATTAGTATCATTTATACCTGTTCTAGAGTTAAATATACCAGAGTATATCATAGAATTAAATCTAATAGACCCTTGTGGACTATCATCAACTAAATAAGCTTTCACACCATAGCTAGTACTCGTGTTGTTAAAACCACCTTTAATACGTGATTCTTCTACGGCCCAGTTTTTAGCATCAACAACAGCGGTTTGAGCATATGTACCATCTCCTCTAGAACCGTTCCAAACAGGAGCGCCAGAAGAGTTTAGTGTTTTTCTCAGTATAAAACTGTTAAAATATTTAACTTCTATAGTTGCTGCCATAATTTATTATTACTCATTTATTTATCTTATTACCTATAAACCTTTCCAGTAAAAATTACTTATTGAATTTTGGTTTTGTGTACCTGTGTTTATTTCTATACTAGAAAATATAACTCTATATGCTACGTTTTCAAAATTTTGAAGTCTTGCTTTTGAAACATTAGGCGTACATGTAAAAGTAAATAAACTAGCGTGTGGATATGCGCCATCAAAAACCTCTACATTAGTTATAGATGATTTTATAAATTGTGCAGGTTGATTATAGGCATTATTTCCACCACCAGGTAACAATGCGGTCATAAATAATTGCGCATTTGTAATAGCGTCTGAGCCATTAAACCATACAGCAATATTGTTAGCAGTAGCACTTTCATCAGTTTCAGGAGGATTACCCCAATCAGAAACTAAAGCTTTACCATACTGTACACCACCCGTAGGTAAAGCAGCAGGTGTAGCACCTTTTAATTCACAAGGATATGCTGGTTCTTCACCACCAGCTATGCTAGCATAATAAGGTACTTTTTTACCACCAGCATCAAACTGTGCAACCCATTTTCTTTCATCTATTGTTTTGTTTGATTTACCAACTATAGCATTTTGAGGATCTGGTAAATTTACACCTGGTAATATGCCAGGAGCGTTTGGACTAGAGTTTTCATTACCCCAATATCTATTAGCAAATATTTGAGATACACTTTGAGCAGCTGTTTGTGGTGGTTGAGAATAACTTATATATGAATGCCAAAGTGTAGACCCAGTATGAGGTAAATACACATTAGTTAAATTAGCGTCTGTATAAAAATGTGAAACATACCTCATTGACCACTCTTTTGCAAAAACCACTTGATTAAAACTTACCTGAGCCTCTGCTTGTTCTTTAGTTTCAAAACCTTCACTTATATAGTATCTATAAGACACAACATTATCTGTTAAACCACCGCCCTCAATAATTCCATTTGTTTGGTATTTGTTAAGTAACAACGTAGGTTTGTAAAAATCACCGTAATTTAAATAAACTTGTTGGTTATTTCTTGCGTCTAAATTACTACTATATATTCCACTTGGGCAGTTAGTTGTTGAAAGTGTAGGTATAACAGTACCTGTGTTATCACCATATGGGTATCTTACTATTAACCTATATTCTCCAAACTTATCTTGTGCGTCTGGATTTTCAGCACCACCACCTAATCTATATGCTTGGTTTTTTCCTACAGCAAATATTTTTCTACCTCTAGAATTAAAGAAACCAGAGCCAGATCCATCATATCTAGACTGAAAAGAATCTTTTACCCAAGCTTGCTCCGTGTTTGTACTTGAAGAACTTGTACCTTTTTGAGCTTCATCTTTGTCAAATATAATACCTGTAGAAGCATATTGAGTATCTTGTGTTTGTATGGTATTATCATTGTCTTGAGTACCACCAAATTGTATTGGTCTTCCTTCTATATCAATTGCTTGAACAAAATCAGTTTCACCAGGAGCTCTATATTGTAAATAGGTAGGCCATATAACAGAAGGCTGATCTGTGCTTGTACCACCATAATCTCTTAAAAAATAATCAACCATTATATATGCAGTACCTTGTGTTAAGCTATCTAAACCACTATTACTAGTTGTACCTCCACCAGTTTCTGGTTGAAAACTTGTGCTAGATGTTTGACCTCCAAAATTAGAAAGCCCTATAGCATTACCATATGTTAAAGTATTTGCTCTAACTGTGTTCCACCAATACCAGTCAGTGCAATTTGAAGCTGTTGTTTCTACTCTAGTTAAACCTTGAGCAGCCAAAGTAGAAGCAGTATTGTCGGTAAAAGTAACACTAGGATTTACAGGTATTGTAGCAGATGCAGTTTGTAATAGTGGAGGTGCGTTATAAGCATTTACTATATCTGCGCTAGTAGACCATATAAATGTAGATGATTCAGCACCAGCGTTAATTAATAAGTTTTTGTAATTACCAAAGTTTTCATTAAGCAATTCAGCAGTAAAACCAGCACCAGCATTTATATTTACAACGCAGTTATCAAAAGCTTGGCCACCGAATGTTTCTGTATTAGCCACGTTATAACCGCCGTCTCTTACTTGTACCGTAACGCTTATACCTGAAGGAAATAAACCGCTATTATTGCTTAAAATACCTGTTGTTGAGTCTATTTCTATAAGTGGTATACCTTCGTCTATATTAGCAGCGGGTGTTTGATTAGTAATATGAAAAGACAAACCGCTTTGTGTGTTTACTAAAGCGCCACTTACAGCAGTAAAAGTAATTAAATTAATATCTGTAGCACTAGGTGTTAAATCAGATGTAGGACAATTAGTAAAAGTAGGTTTAATATTCTTTAATTTACCAGTTTGTGTAACAACTGTTTTTATTCTGTCTTCTACAGCAACGTCTAAATTAGTTACATTAAAACTAAACGTAAATGAATCTTGAGTTGAAGAATTAGGACCATAATAAAAATTAACACCACTTCTAACAACTATCCAATATCTATATGGTTGTACACTTTCATCTTTTATTAATGTAAATTGATCAGAAACATCAACCCCGTCTGCTCTTGTTACACTAAACCCTTGTTGTGTACCTGTAAAACTAGCATATTCACTAAAAGTAATAGCACCATCAACTAAACTTTGATTTATAATAGTTTTACTTCCACCAGCATCTTGAGTATAAGGCCAAAAAGGTTTATCTGGAACATCTGTTACCCCAGGTGTTAAGTTAGTTAAAGTAGTATAAGAACCATTAAATGTTTGATTTGGTGATTGAGAAGATGTTATATTTTCATATAGATTAAAAGTCCAAGTATCAGGCGCGCTTCCACCATCTGTAGAAGTAGTAAAACCAGCAGCACCAACACTACTTGAATCAATAGCTTCATTTAACTGAGCTACTGTACCTGAGCTTGAGGTTTCATAATAAATATCTAGTAACGATTCAAATGGTTTTGTTTCATATACACCTAATAAAAGATTATATGCTGCTCCTTGTGTGCCTACAGGTAAAGAACCTATTGGTAATGCTTCGTCTTGTGATAATCTAGCTATTTCAGGGTTTGATATTGATTGATATATTTCACTAAATACTACATTGGTAGTGTTATCAAATAAATCATTTTGTTTACCAATAGAAGCAACAGTACTAATGGTAGGAATAACATTACTCGCTGTTGAAGGATTATATTGTTGGTTATATAGAGGTAAAGCAGCGGCCTGAGGAGTTACTCTACCATATAGTTCTACAGCACTTCTAAACTGTTGTTGTTCTGGTCCTACCTCTGTTAAGTCTCTTGGTACTTTGTTAATATTATCGTTTAATAAAACAATTGTATTAATAGTATTTGTAGGGTCTTCAGTTACACTTATGTCTTTAGGATAAGGATTTAATATACCAGGTAGATAAACATTATAATATTCTTGTTCTTGTTGTTTAACTACAATTTTATATGAATACCAGCCAAGTGGATTATAATCAGAGCTTGTAGAGTCTCCGTTATAAATACCTGGTGTAAAACTACCTGAATCAGCCGTTGAATTTATAGGGTTTCTAAATAATACTTTTATAGAATCTCCAGGCCATGAGTTTATATCATTATTAACACCTAAATCTACTACATTATAAGGAAAATAAACAGTATCTCCTACTAATTTTACATCTACAAGATTTATTGTGTCAGTAGCTTGAGTTGTGGCTGTAGATAATAAAACAGTTGATGATCTACCATATTTATCAGATAAAACTACACCAACTTGATAGTTTCTATTTTGTTTTACAGTGTGCATAGGATATTCTCTAGACACTGTTTTTTCTAAAGGTTTTAATAAAGTAGGATTTGATGAATCATTAACAGCAAAATTAGTATTTTTATTTGAAATACCTACGTTATAATCAAGAGACGGCGGCGGAGTATGTTTATTTTGAAAATTACTATATACAACTCTATTTCCTATAATTTCTTGACCTAATGCTTTTACAGGTACTTTATCAAAAACTCTAACTATTTCCGCTTCTGGTAAAGTTTTAAAAGGTTTTGTTCCTTGATAATTATAAGATATAATATCAGTAGAAACACCATTAACTATACTTAATTGTTCATATCCTGTGCTTTCACCAACTGTACTTCTTGGTATTGAATCGACAACTTTAACAGCAACACCATCAGACTCTTTATATAATATTTCTATTTCTTGAATATTTAACTTATTATATAAATCAGTTCCAACTATACCATTACTAGACGGTATACCATTAGAATCTAAAGTAGGCGTAGGAATTTGTAATAAAATATTATTTACTTTATTTTCCATAAAATCTACAACCGTACTTCGGTAAGCGTTTTGTTCGTCTTTACTATTATTGTCTAAAAACGGATTTGATGTACCTAAAAAATAACCATCTTGTCTAGGAATAAAAGCAGCCTGTGTAAAAGGCGCCATTATAGAGTAAGTATTGTCTATATATTTAAACCTATAGCTAAACCGTACAAATTTATCTTCTAAAAAATCAGGATCTCCATTATAATTTGCATCATAATTAGCATTTGCACTTCCATCAGGATTAGTTTGGCTACTAACATCTAACATGCTAGTGACATATTGATTATTACCAACTAAAGTATTTGCATTAAAAGTTAAAACAACACCAGCTGTTAGACTTGGATCAGGTGTTCCTGTAATTGTAAGTACATTACCTCCATACGAAGCAATAACAAAAGTACCTACCGCTTGTCCAGCCCATGATACAGTAGCACCTACTAAATCTGTAGGTGATATACCGACTAAAGTTGCTGCATCTAAACTTACAGTCCAAGTAGGTGTAGTTCCAGCTGATACACTTTCAGTAGTACCTTGACCACCATTAGTGTTATATTCTGATGTTCTTTTATAATATAGTTCAATAGGTTGGTATGGAGCATAAGTAGCTACACTAATTTGATCTTCTGTAGTATAAAACCCATTAGTTGCTTGTGCTGTTCCTCCAGCAGCTTTTAAAATGTCTATTTTTCTAGGTTGGTTTCTATTATCAGTCCAAAATAATATGTTTTCTAATAAATTTACAGCATATATTGGATTATTTATAGAAAAATTTAAATAAGCACCTGATAATAACATTTCAGCTGTTGCATTCGGGTTTGCAACATCGTACCTATAAACATAATTATTAGCTGTAGGTGAGTAATTTAAAGCTTGAGGTATATAATCTGCATTTTGTTTTTCATCATAATCAGTTAAAAACACATACACGTAGTCGCTTAGGTTGTCAGTAAACATACCAATAGCTGTAAGATTACAATTACAACCAGATTGTACTTTAAAATCTACTAGTTCTAGATTACCTAAAACATTTTCTAACGCTCCAACGTCGGCACCTTCAGACTTACTTACTTGTATATTATTTCCTTCACGATATTCACCATTTGGTAACAACCTGGCATCCAGGTCTTTATTCATTTTGGACTTAATAAAAGAATTTTTAACTTCTGCCATTTAATTTAGTTTTTAAGCCACTTAGATTTGCCCCTCATTATTTGAACAAACTCATTAGATTTAATGTTAGATAATCTTATTTTTGCATTTCTTAATTTAGCACTTTTTTCTCTACGTAATCTTTGTACAATATATTCAGGTTGATTTATTTTACTAGCAATAACAGCATGCATGACATAAGCATATACAGCTTCTTCAGCTAGTTTAGGTACTCTCATTTCTTGATCATAAGATAAGCCATCAGATATATATTCTAGTATTATTAACTTATCTTTTAAATCACTAGAAAAAGACATTTTACCTTCTCTATTGTTTATAGTAAACCAACCATTTATTTGGGCTATTTCTGGTTGTAAACCATATAGTTGGCCATAACCTAATAATCCATTACCATATATACCCCATAAACCATCAGATATTAATCTACCTGTAATATCATCTCTAATTTCTTGTAATAAAGCACTATCAATAGCGTCATATCTTTCTTCTGTTATTGATGTTCCAGTTATATTTTGGCCTTCGTTTGTTTGTGTTGGTACTCCTTCTGCATCTTGTATAGGCTTAGTGTATGGGTTAGTTGTTAGTGTAGTTGGGTATATGTTGTGTTTTATACCATTGTCATCTATCCAATAAACACCTACATAATTAACATAATCTTGCGGAAGAGGTACACTTAAGTTGTGAGGTATAGTAAGCTCTTGTGAGTGTATACTTCTTAGTGTATCGTAGCTAAATTCTTGTAATGCTCTTTTAGTATGAAATATTATATCAGTTCTTTTTACACTTGATATTAACTTGCCAGCACCTACATATGCAACTAAAAAGTTATTAACTATTTCATTTACTTTTATATATTGATATTCTCCATAATTGTCTTCTACAACAGACCCTAAAGCGTTTTCTGTACCATATTCGCCGCCATTTTTAGTTAACAACTGTATAACTACATATGTACCAGTGGCTTGTGCAGGTAGAGTAAACACATTATCAACAACAGTATATGCGGTTGTGTATTCTGTAAAAGTACCTGGAGCCCCAGTTGCGCTAGTATATAATCTAAAATTATTGTTATTATATAAAGAATTTGCTGGATCGCTAGCGCCAAATATAATTTCAGTATTAAATGTAGCTGTAAAAACTGTTTGATTATTTGTAGCAATAATTACTTGTGCACCTGCATAATACTGCGAATTTGTTTCTGTTATTAATCCTCCGTTGGGTGTTGCCATAATTTATTAACTTTTTTCATTTATTTCTTCAGCTTGAACTTGTTGGGCTGCAGCTTGAACAATTTGTGGGTCTCTTATTACAATACCAGCATAAAGTAATATTTTTATTATTAAATAAGTTTGTTCTGATACATGTATTTCAAAGTTTCTTGAACCAGTTGGAGCAGTTGTAATATTAAATGGTGTATTGTTGTATATATATTGCCCTAAAGAACCTACACTAAAACCCCAAATAGGTGATATAGGTTTTCTAATAAATTCAACTTGTATATCTCCAGCTGTAGTTATATCAGTAGGTAAAACATATAAATAATTATTCTCATATAAATATGCAGGAAAAGTTTTTGTTGGTTTTGTAAGTAAAGATTTATTTATAGTATAAAAACTGTTTCTATCTAATCTTTGAACTAATACTTCGTTTTTATAAGTAACTGTTCCTAATCTATAAAAAGGAGTATCAGAGTTATCAGCTACATCATTACCATAAATATCAGTTGTTGGTAAGGTCCAATAAGCAGGAGGGCCAGTGACATAATTAGCATCACCGTAAGTTTTAAAAATAGCTATTTTTTCATCAATATTTTCTACTCTATCAGCATAATCAGTATCTGTTTGAGGTATACGTATTTGTTGGTTTATATCCTCAAAATATTTTTCAAATATTTCTAATTGAACCTGAGTACCTATATTGTTAAACTCTGTAGGTGTCATATAACCTCTTTGCTCTTTGTTTAATATAAGTAAAACGGTTTGATAAACAGTGTTTACATTTATAGCCATTTGTTATTTTTATTATAATAAAGGAGGCTTTTACACCTCCCTTATTAGTATTACATGTTAAGAGAGTTTTTTCTCTATAGATTTATATATTTCTAAACCTTCATCTGTTTTAAAGAACGCAGCCATAGCAGCGTAAGGATGTTCATCAAAAGGTACAGTCATTAGTTTTTTGTTGTTTGAAGACCATTTAAATGTTCTTTGATCATCTGCTAAATGTATAATGCCAGCTTCAGATGCTTTTATAGCAAAATTTCTTAACTGTACATTATCATCTTTTGCAAGATCTAAGAATAATTTAGGATCATCTTTAGCAAATATAAGTAAATCTCTTTTTATTTCTTTAGAACTCATCTCAGATACCTTAGATCCCATTTCAACTCTTAAAATAGCTTCAGCTTGATCAATATCTATGTTTCTAGCAATATTTAAAGCATCTATTTCCATTTCTAAGTCTACTAATTCATCTTTAGCATCTTCTACTGTGTCTAATTCTTTATATTTTATATTTAGTAAAGGATGATAAAGTGATAGTATTTTTTGTAAAGCCTGTTCTTTTTTTCTTACAGTTAAAGCACCATCCTTAAACACAATATGTCCTAAAGTTGCTTCACCTTTTTGTTCATCTTTAAACGGTGAATTTTGATTTGTAGCATATCTTATTTCTCTTTGTTCATTTTTTTCATTGTCGTACCATAATAAAGCATGACGTGTTGTATGACGAGAAGGTATTTTTAAGGTTAATGGTTGATTTGTACCTTTTACAAGATATGTTCTATCTTTTATTTCCCAAGACGTATCTTGAGTTGTTTTTTTATTTTTCATAATATGATATAATTAAATAGTTAATAATAGTAAAGCTGGGGCAAATTAATGCCCCATAACTTTACAAAGTACTTATTAAATTCCTTGGAATAAAACAAAGTTGTTAGCAGCTTGTGTAACTAAACATCTTTCAGATAGGAAGTTTACTTCCATAGCATCAAGATTTGAAGTATAAGCACCACCTGCAGAACCAGTTAACCAAGACTTCATACGTCTGTCTTCTGTTTGAGAAGCTCTATATCTAACGTGTAAGAATGGTCGTCTGATGTTTGTTCCTAGAATTTGGTCATAAACTGTTGAAGTTCCAGCAGGAACTAAAACACCTTCAATTGAAGAGATACCTGTTTGAGCACCTCTAGTAGAAGCGTCATTTAAGTATTTCCAGTCAGTCTTATAAAAATCGTAAGATCCTCTTCGGAAACCACTAAATCCAAGATTTAATGCCATTTCTTCAGAATTTTCAAACAAGCCATAAGCTGTACCTCCTTGTGCTCCGTAAGAAACATTTGAAAGCATGTTATCAAACTCTAGAGAAGTAGATCTATTTAAGAAAAGCATGTTTTCTTCTATAGCTCCTTGAGTATCTAAGTTTTTAAGAATTTCATCAAAGTCATCTATACCAGAAGCACCAGAGAAACCAATCTCTACGTTACCTCTAGCTGTGATAGCAGCGAATAAACCTTGAGTACCACCTAGACCTGTACCAAGACCAGCAACACCTGAACCAGCAGCTGTTAACTCACCTTCAACACATATCATTTCTAAGTAGTCTTCAAAACGTAATCTTGTTTCAGACTCCGCTTTTAAGTACCATAAGTAACCAGTTGTTCCATCTTCTGTAGCAACTTCAACCCAACCTATTTGAGCCATATCAGATCCGTTTATTGTATAAACATTTCTTATAATGATAGGTGAGTTAGAAAACTGAGTAAAAGAAGGAGTGATAGTCACCTGTGGCTGAGCAGCAGGAGCATCAACTAAAGCACCAGCACCAGCGTTAACTGTAGAAGCACCTTTTTGAAATTCTGAACCGTATACAAATATTTTTACAGTTGCACCCATTACAGCGGCACCAAGACCAGCTGTTAAATATGGTTCTACTGTTAAAACACCTGTTGCAGTGTTACTTGCAGATACATAACATTTTGCTTCGTTACCAGAATTATCCATTACTACTATTGTTTGACCGGGGCTAATTACGTTTCGTGTAACGCCTGGAGCAGTAGCAGCAGGAATAGTAATGGTTGGGTTAGCGCCCTGTTGGCCGTTAACACAGTTGTCATATGCTATGTGTAATCTGTTTTGTTCTGACCAAATTACTTGGTCTGATGTCATAGGCATTTCAGCGCCTACCATTCTCAAGAATCCAGATAACGTTCTGTTTCCATAACGCTCTACTTCTTGTTCGTATAACTCTGGCAAATATTGTTGAGCAAAATCATTTGCTCCACCATCAAATGCCAAATATGCTGATGCTAGTAACTGCTGATTAGGAGCAGGTACTATCGCACCAAATTGTGGTATTAAAGACATAATTTATTATTTTTAGTTAAATGTTTTCTTTTTTATTTTTAATCTTGAAGAATCAACACCACTAATTGCTTTTACTTTAAAACCATTAACAAATACATCACCCGTAGCTGTTTGCCTTGGGCTATCAGTACTTATATTTTTGGATTTTGCTAATTGATCTTTAATAGCATCAGTTTTACCTTGCTCATAAAAATGATTAGCAATAGTATCTACATTTTGTGCAGCATATAATGCTTTATGATAACCTTTAGTATTAGTTATTTCTCCTTCTTTATTAAGAAACTTTCCTATAAAATTTGAAATATCACTTTGGTTATTTGCAACACTACCAGGATCTTTAATACCGTATCTAAATTTTTTATCTCCTAAATTAAAATCAAAACCTTTGAAATTATCGTTTAATAATTCTTTAGTTTTGGTAACAAAACGGTCGTGTTTAACATTATTTGCTTTTTGTTCTTCATTGTAGCGGTTGAAAAAGTCAGTGGCTTTTTGTTGTTCTTGAGTAACGCCCGGTCTCAACTTGATCTCGTCGTAATATTTACTCTTGATTTTTTCCAAATAGTTCTTGGCTTTTGCAACTTCTTCTTTATATGCAAGCTTTTTCTTACGAATAGCTCTTGCTTCATCTAATTCCTCATCAAATGAAAAAGAATCTTCTATTATAAAGCTTCTTTCTTCCGCATTTAAATGAGGTTTAGATTGTTTGTAATATTCATGTAAAAGTGTAGTTTCATCTACATTAGTATAGTCAGCGTTTAATCTAGCGTAGTCTTGTATATTTCCGCCAGTTTCTTCCATAAACTTTACTAGTTTTTCTACATTTTCAGGGAGTTTTTGTGTTTGAACTTCCTGTGGTATTTCTTCTTGTTTCGATGAGGTAGTGGTAGTTTCAGCGCTTCCATCCACTCCTGCCTCGTCAGGTGTATCGTTTTCATCTGTTATTAGTTGTATAGGCGAGTCAGACTCTACTCCTTCGTCGGTGGACCGTACTTCTTCAACCACTTTTTCGCTGTCGCCACTGTTTTCTTGCTCTTCGACAACAACATCGCTATCATTTGTCTTTTGTGTTTGAACGGCATCTTTTTCTTCTTTTTTAGGTTTACTTAAATCTACCTTAATAATATCAGGTATTTTTTCTTCACCTAAGTTTTTTATTTTTTTTGCACTTTTTATTTTAAAATCTCCTTCTTTTTTAGTAGGAGTAGTATCAGTAGCAGTAATTTTTACTTCTTCTTTTGTTTTTACTTCTTCTTGTTTAGACATAATATAATAATATAAAATTAATAATAATTTTTACTGTGGGGTAAATTGCTCTAGCCCAAAACCATCTAAATTATCATTACCTGCTGATTCAAAGTTTTGAGGTAATAAATCATTTTGTCGTTGGTTTATAAGTTCACTTTGTTGTGTACCTTGTATTTTTACTCTTTTATCTTTACGATCTTCTATTGATTGTTCTTTTTGTTTTTGTACTTCAGCTTGCATTTCAGCTAGCTTCATTTGATATTCAAACTCTTCAGCCATTAATTGTTTTTTAATAGCAGCTTCTTGTTGCATTCTTTGTATTTCAAAATCAGACTTGGCCTGTTCTATTTGTACTTTTGTTTCAGCCATAGCTTGTTCTTTTTGAACATCAGCTAAAGCAGCTTTTTCAGCTGATTGAGCATTAGCTTGAGCTTGGGCTTGAATATTTTGTAACTGATTAATCCTTGCCTGTTCTGCCTTTTCTTTTTGTTTTAATTTAAGCATTTGATTAGCAAGCTTAATGTTTTTTATTTCGCGTATATCAATTGCGTCCTCTAATCCAATATTTTTAGCTTGTAATGCTATTTGTATGTTTTGTTCTAATAAACTTTTTTCTTCTTCTTCTGGTTCTAATTCTAAAAATATACCAAAATCATGCAATGCTAATTTATCTATTTCTTCTAAAGTATTAACATTAAAGGTATTTATACTACCTATTAAAGATTCTTTAGTTAAAGGAAAATTAAGCATATCAGATACACGTAAGCTTATGTTTTCACAGGTTCTAACAGTCAAATACATTAACGACTGTAATACATGTCTGGTTGCTGTATTAGAGTTGGCAGCAGCTAATTTTTGTAAACCAACTAAAGCATTTTTATCAGGTGTACTACCATCTCTTGCTTCATTTAAACCAGTTACATCACGTATCATTTGTAAATAGTATTGATATGTCTGTATCATAGCTGATATTTTAGACATACCATTTGAGGTTTGTAATTCTTGAATAGGTACTTTACCTCTATTTAATTCACCATCTTGTGTTAATGATCTACCAACAATACTACCTGTTTGAAAGTACATATTAAGAGCCTCAGATGGGTTATAATTAGTACCATTACCTAGATCAACTTCTGCTAATCCATCAACATCTACATACACGCCATCTGGTACCATTCTTGCTAAAACTTGTTGTAATTTTAAATGAGTTAATTGAATCATATCAGCAAAACCTATAGTTTTACTAACTAAAGATTCAATACGGCCTTGATACATTCTAGGTGCTGATAAAATATAATTCATGTTAACTTTACTAGTATCAGCATTTGGTCTAGTCATATTTTCACATAACTCCCATTTTAATATATTATTACCCAGACCTAAAACTTTAGCACCGCTATATAAAACCTCTATAGATCTTGAAGCTCTTTTAAAATTATCACTTTCAGGCGGATTAAAAGTATCATCTTTTTCTAATGTTTTTTCTAAACCGTTATCTGTTTGTTTTATTTTAAATACTTGATCATGATACGTTTTATATTCAAAATATAATATTTGTACTTGATCTTGTTGAGATTGTCCCCACCAATTATTTGTGTAAGAGTTTCTTCCAGGAAATTTTTGTATTTCTTCTAATTCTTTATCTGTTAAATTAGGAAATTGTTTTTTAACTTCCGCAAGTGACATACTTTTTACTTCACCTACATAATATAAATCTTCAAAGTTAGGATCTGTAGTGTAAGAATAACAAATATTTGCAGGGTCTACATAGTCTACCGTAACTCCTTCAGCTAAATTAAAATTAGTTTTAACACAACCTATACCTAAAACAGTAAGATCATATGCTAATCTTTTTTTAGTTTCATCGTATTTATTAAAATCTAAAATATTATTTATAACTTCTTCTTCTGCAATTTCTATACTTTGCTTATAATTTAACTGCATATAAAGATCAAGTTCATCTTTGTTTGCTGGTAATTCTCCTGAATCAATACCAGATACAGAAAAATCTTTTCCTAGTTGTTGAGATAGTTCTTGTATAAATTCTTGAGCCTCTATATCTTGCAAGGCATTAGTAGCAAAATCAGTTCTTTCTTTAATAGCAAAAGGATCTGTAGCGTAAGACTTTATTTCATAGCCTTTGTTTGTCATGCCATTAACAACTATATCTACAAATTTAGATAATATGGGTACTGGTTTCCAGTCTAAATTAAGATAAGATAAATCGCCGTTTATAGCTAATTCATCTTTATATTTTTGCACAGGTTGTTCACCTCTTGCATATAGTTTTAATCTATTAAAGTTTTGATAATTGTTAAGAAACCTGTTTTGCCCACTATTGTTTCTAAACCACTCATGCTCTATTGCTTGTGCAACAGCTAATCCATATTCTAAAGATCTTTTCTCTGCTTCAGGTACTACCTGATCTGGAAAGCTGCTGTTATAGTTTATATTAATCATTTATGTGATTATTTTTGAATTATATCCTTTATTATCATATGACTTAAACTTTAAAGGAACTGATGATATATTTCTTTTAGCGTGAGGTGTATACCTGTTTTTATTACAAGCCATTATAGCTAAACCAGAGCTTATTGAAGCGTCATGCTTAGTTCTATTGTTTATATTAAACTTTGCCCAGTCGTCTAATGTGTTTTGAAAATACATATCTCCATAACCTGTAGTAATTAAACCAACAAAGTTTTCAATATAATCTTCAATAGCAGCAGCATGTGCTTGTTTAATATCTTCACTTGTATTAGGTATTCCACCTATTTCTCTTTCTGTAACAGATAATTTATTATAAACTTTATCTGGTCTATTCATAGAATAACCTCTGTAACCTCTTCTTTTTAAATAATATAATAATCTTGGTTTGTTATTTTCTGCAAGTAATGGCATACCATAAAAAGATATAGCCATTAAAACATCTTCAAAAAATATTTCAGCTGTTTGTGGTCTAGCTATATATTCTAAGAAAAAACTATTTGGAGGAACATCCTCCATAGAAAATTTAGTTAAACCATGCAAAGCTCCTTTAGAGCCTCTACCATCTACTGTACCAGAGATATCATAACTATCACAGCCAAAAGCACCAGTATGATCATTTCCAGGATACCTAATACCATTTTTAATTATATATTTATTTTGTAAATTAACTGGTGGTATCCAAGATACTAAAAACCTGCCATTATTGTTTGGAACAAATATCACTCTTGTATCTTTTACACCATTTTCCCATTGAAAACTTCCTTTTGTAAGGATATTTGTGTTTTTTAAATCTTCGTTATAATCTATTTGTTCATAAATCTTAGTTAGATTAAATAAAGATTGTTTTGCTTCATCTCTAAAAGCATGTTTTTCAGTTCTTGGAAACTGACGATAAAATTCATTTAAACCGTCTTGGTCATTTTTTAAACCTTCTACTTCGTTTTCCCAATGTGAGATGACACCGATTTTAATTTCTCCGCCATCGATACTTCTAACCGCTTTTTTCGGAGTTTCGAATACAGGAAATCCATGAGTATCGATGTATCCTTCGTAATTCCATTCCATAGGTATGAACAAACTATATAGTCCTGAATTAGTCTGTCCATTTCTGTTTCTTTTTGTAACGTCTGACGCATCATATAGTTTTTTAAAATTAGCACCTCCTTTATCTAATGCATTGGACGTTGAACCCATCATGCATCTACCTATTATTCTACTACCTAATCTTAATGTTGTTTTTGTAACCCTCCAGTTATTGAGGATGTTGTCCGGCCTCTCCCATTTGCCCGATTCGTCATGGGCGAGAAGTTTGAGCTTCTCCCCATCGTACGAGTTGTCCCCCGTGTTCTTCCAATCGATGGTCGTGTCAAGCCCGACGAGGTCCTCGGCACGTTCGTTCTGATCAAGTTTCTTACGGGTAAGTTTGGACGCCGGTACTCTGTAGGCAAGTTCCGTTTTGGGCCTGTCCATACCGTCCTGTATGGGTCTAAAAAAAAAGGGGTAATTAACGGAGATTGGTACCACCTTATCGGTAAACATCTTCTTCGCATCAGCTCCACTCTTCGAAAGTATACCATATCTGGAATCTGAGGATATAGTGGCCTGGTGTACAAGCTCTGAAGATGCCATGAAAGAAAAACCGGATCGTCTATTCTTAAGATAGCACAGTCCATAGGATCGAGAATCAAGTTTGCAGGCTTCCCAAAATATGAAGAAAATTCTGTTAGATTCCCTGAACTCTGGGTGCCCAACATCAATCTTGGTCCACTGCAAGTACATATAATGAGAACCAGTAATATAACTAGGAATACCTTTGTTATAGAACCAAAAGCCTTGTTCACGCCTTTTAAACTCTTCATCAATATAGTCATACCATTTATCTTTAAATTGAGCAGGATAATTATTCCAATCAAATACAGTTTTAATTTTATCTAATTGTTTAGGATATTCTTTTACCTCCCAATACTGTTCTTCTTTTTTATCTGATCTTTTATAAACATCTTCTAATAATGGAAGCGCAATTTTAAGACCTTGTATTTCATATATTTCACCAATCTTACCACTCTTACTAATAATAACAACATCGTGTTCTTCATTATAACCTGCTTCCCATTTTTTATACCTGTTATTTTTTTTAAGTATTTTAGATTTTATATGATTAGGTAAAATTTTATAAAGAGTTTGCTTATACATTATTTAGATCTATTTTCTGCAAAACCTTTAAAGCTTGCTCCTTTATCTTTTTTACTAGTTTCTTTTAACATATTCTCTTCTTCTTCTATACGGTTAAGTATTTCAAAAGCATCAAATATAGCTAATTTTTTTGTAGCAGCTGCGTTTTTTAATCTGTCTGCAGAAATATCATCATCAGAATCAACTATTGCTTCTTTAGCTACTTTAATTAATTCTTCTACCGCTTTCTGCCCAGCCTGGATTATACTCTCTTTGGTTTTCTTCGTGTTCATACTTAATTAAAATATCATTTGATTCCATACAATATAAAAGCTGCTTATCAACCACAAACTCAAACTCTCTGTTAGATTTAAACCCAACAACATCTCCTGTAGTTATTCCTAGCACTTCTAATGAACTATTACCATACTTTAGTATACCAACATTCTTTTTTACTTTTTCAACACTAAACTCATTATTTTCTTGTAATGGCTTTATAAAACAAAAATCTTTATTTGTATTCCAAATACCATTATTATATAAATATATTTGTGACTCTGAGGCAAAGTATAAATCATCTTTAAAATATTTAGAACCATTTACAGATTTTCCTTTCATGTTATAATAACGTCTAAATAAATTATGATGTACTACAACTATATCGTTTATTTTAATATTTGTTTTTATAGCTAATGGGATACTAACTACTTTGGCAAGCCTATTAACAAATTTATGATCTGAAATACTAGAATTAATAATTAATTCTTTATTATCAATATTTACTTTGTTATTATATCTTTCACCTAATGGTTTTATAATAAAATCATAAACACTGTTCATTAGTATTCTAAATCATATTCAACCGATATAGCCATATTGGAATTAAATTTTTTCCAAGGTAATACCTCGTCTTCTTTTTTAATAAATATATTATAAGAAAACTCTTCTTCATTATATAATATATGAGATATAGTATGACCGCCATACACTTGCTGTCCTATAGCATAATGCATAGCGTCATTTTTATAATCAGCTCCTATGCTAATTTTTCTTATTACACTACTCACTTTTTTCTTCTATAGGTGTATAAGTACCATCTTCTAAATTAATATTAACAGCACCATATTCTTTTTCAAGTTCTAGTTTAAAATCATCCATATCCTGAACTGCTCCAGCATACTTATGACATAAACCATGTTTTTGTCCTTCTAAAAAACCTATATCTCTTAATAGACCAGCTAAAATTTCTTGCTGTTTTTGTATCTTAGATAATTGTTCTTCAGTAATTTGTGTTTTAGCCTCCTCGGCTTTTGATTCTACTTTTTTCATTTGATTTAATTTAAATTTAATTTATTAATATAATGCTAATATTTCAGTAGCAGTAGTTGCAGCGTCACCAATTAAAATTTTTCTAGCTTGTAAAGGAAGTATTGTTCCAGCAGGAATACTTTTAATAGTAACTGTTTGATTTGTAACTGCTCCAACTAATTCTAATTTAATATCACCAGTTCCACCTACATATAATCCAAAACTACCATTTGATTGAGGATCAGCTTCATAAACACCATCAGTACCAGCATCAGTACCACTAGTTGGTGGTTGTAAATCAGTTCCAGCTAAAGCTATAGATAAACTACCTGTAATATTAGTTTGACCAAAAGCTTTATTTAATGAAGCCGCATCAAAAACAATAGTCTGTGTATTGGCTCCTAAATTAGGTCCAGCCCCTGGGTTTTCAGGAGCGCTTGTTGCTCCAGCAGGTCTTGTTTGTACTACTCTTACATTTGTAATTGCTCCAAGCGCACTTGTTTCTATTTCATATGAAGCACCAGTTCTAGTCATTTGTGATGCTGTATCTGCTAATGCGGGAGCACCACCAGTACCTTTAGTACTTGGTATTGCAGAACCTAAAAAAGTTCCACCTGAAGCAAAAGCAATAACTTTTTGAGCTGTTGCAGCTATATTAGCTGTGGTATCTGTAAATTGACCAGATGGTATACCTGCGGCTGATGCGCCCGGCGCTCGTAATGTAGCTGACAACGTAACATCAACTGCATCAGTAAAAACATCGTCTTGACTTTTTTGATACATAATTATTTTTTATTTTACTTTATCTTTTATTTTTTCATAAGTTCTAAGACCACCTAAACCTAACATACCTAAAAGTACTGTCATTAAGTGATCCATTTGTAAGGCGGGTGGAGTTTCGAAAGTAGGTGTTAACCATATAATCAAGTCTCTTACAACAAAATTATATGCTAGTGCTACGCCGCATATCCACCCAATAAATGGTCTCCATCCAGCAACAAACAATGTTCTATGCTGGGCTTCTACTGCATTTATCTTAGTCTGTAATTCTATTAATTTTTCAGGATCTAATTCCTTACCTTTTATTGCTTCTCTTATTTCCCAAGCCAAACCGCCAGCAACAGATTTATTTCCGTTACCTTTACCTAAAAGGCCTAGTAATAATTTAAACACTATTTATTTTTAATATTCACTTTAACTCCTTTAGAGTCTGTCATTACACTGTATCCTTTACCAGTGTCTTTTTTGTGAATTTTACCGTGTTTAGGCATTCCTTTGCTTTTTTTACCATAATAAGCTGCCATACCGTCATTATGCATTTTACCATGTTTAGGCATACCTTCACCATGCATTTTACCATGTTTAGGCATACCATAACTTTTCTTACCATATGCAGCAGATCCTTTTTCTGCTTTTGATGCGTGAACTGCTTTTCTTTGTGCATCACTTTTATAACCAGGCATTCCTTTGTCTTTACCGTGACCATATGCAGGCATACCATCTTTCATTTTACCATACGCCCCCATACCATCTTTCATTTTACCATATTCTGCTGTACCTAGTTTTCCACCTCTACCCATGCCTTTTTCATCATGTGCAATTGGATCATATTTAATTTCAGGATTACCTCCTAATTTATTCATGTGTTTTAGTATTGGATGTATTCCACTTACTGATTTATTACCGTATCCCATTTTATTTATTTTATGCGTTATAAGCTTTTTTTTCCCAAGGTAAATTTTTATTACCCTCATTAAATGAAGAACGAGGATATTTTTTACCTTTCCAGTAAACGTTTTTATCATCATAATCTAGTATACCTTTTTTCATATCATTAAGATGTACTTTTTCATGACGTATTACGCTTGCTTTCTGTTTGGGGTCTGTTATGTTTTTATTTATTAATATGCTTCCGTTTTTATCAGCTCTACCAAGTAAACCATCTTCTTCAAAATCAAGATGATACAATGGTGTATTATCAATCACATAAGGTGGTTTAATTTTAAAAGCCATTTTATTTTTTATAAGGAAACATTTTGTTCAATACATTTTTACGTTGTTCACAACCACAGGGAATATTAAGTCCCTGTGATACGTGATCAACAATAGTTTTGATTCCAGTTTTTCTAGTAAATTTCTCTACTGTATCGCCGAAACCAATACTTTTATGCATAAGTAGCTGTTCTCCAGTACATTTGTACAGGTGTTGCTGCTTGATCATTTCCTAGAGAGCAAGTAGTAACTACACCTCCTGGGTTTGATGTCATAGCGCCTCTTACTGCTCCTACTAGTGGATTGTCTTGTCCACTTACTAGTGTTGGGTTTACAGCAGAGCCAGTTGAAGTGGATACTGATAATGTTAATGTTTGATAACCAGCAGCTTGCGCAGCTCTTCCAGTTAATCCTATAACAACTGTTTTAGCATTAGCACCTGTAGCACCTGTTGCTGTTACTGTTGTTATATCTTCTACATTTACAAGCACGCTGTTGATTGGTCCTAATGGAGCAACAGCTGCATTGTTTATACATTTAAATTTTATAAATTTTGCCATTGTTTTTAGTTTTTAGTTTTTAGTTTGTCGTTTGTTTGTGCAATTGTTTAGTGATGTTTTTTGTCATATTTAATATCACCAGCTAATTTAGAAATATGTTTTTCATCAGCTGTCATATCTATATCACTTTTATTATGTTTTGAATCATAATCAATATCTCTTTTTAAATAAGAAATATGCGCCGCATCATCACGTTCTGCAGCGTGTACGTTGTGTGTTGTTACAGGTGTATGAGAATGTCTAGCATTACCTGTGTATTTACCAAAGTGTCCTTTTTCCATTATTTTTTATTTTTATGTTTATTACAAAAATTTCTAGCAGCTTCTTTACTACCAAAACCCCATTTTTTTAAAGCCATTTTTAATTTAGTGGGATCTCCTTTTTTATTTTTTAAAGCACCTGCCATACCTCCAAATCTACAAGCAAAAGAAACTCTTCGTTTACCAGTACCTGAAGTTTGTCTAGATCCTAGTTTTTTACCAGTTTCAGACGTATACTCCTTACGCATTTTTCTATTTTGTTTTTCGTAAGATTTTTCTGTAATTTTTAGCGGACTATTAGTTGGCATATGTATAGTTTAATTATTACTTCTTTTCCTTAAGTTTTACCCACTTAGATATTGTATATCCAATAGTTACTAGTAAAAGTATAATTTTTAATGAAATCTCTAGATGTGTCATAGAAATAGCTAAAGCTAACCCGTTTATTGCGAGTAATTTTATATCTGATACACTCATGTTAAATTTTTTTACCTTGAGCTAACGCTGTTATAGGATATTTAACTTGCATTTCAGTACGAGATTGTGGATATTTAGATACTTCCATACCTGTTATTCCAGAACTATCACCAGATGCGTGAGATCTACCAGTTTGATTTAACGGTCCGTCCCATATGTGAGTTTCTCCTACTATACCTACTTTTTTATTTTTACTTGCTTTGTTATACGCCTTATCTTCGTGCATAATATTTATTTTTTTATTGATTTTAACATTTTATCAATTTTTAAAGCTTGAGCTTTGTGCATGGCAGAAGCTTTTTTTAATTCAGCTGATATTGTTTTTAATTTTTTAGTATCCATAGTTATTTTTTATTACATCCCATATTGTTAGCATAATTAGCCATTGATCTTACCGCACTACTATATTTACCTTTTTTGGCTTTCATTATAATAGAAGCAGCTGAACAAGTACTTTTACCGGGCATATTTTTTTTAACCCACCTAGTAAATTTACCTTTGTTTTTTTCTTTTATTTCTGGAAATTCTTTTTGTAAAAATGGAGAATTGCTCATAATATTTATTTTTTTGTTTTAGTTGCTGCCCCTTAGCTTTTAACTTTAAATTCTTTACCATCAACAGTAAAAGAATCTTTACCTTCTTCTTTTGCAGCTCTCATAGCTCCTATAAAAGCATTTTGTTTTAAAGGACTTTTCATTGCCATACCTTCAGAAAAAGTAGGTTTTAATGGACCATCAAATAAAGCTTGATTACCTGTAACATCAGGCATAACGTCTAGATTTATATCGCCTATTTGTTTATTCATGTTATTCATATTATCTTTGTTTATCGTTGTTAACATTTTTAATTGCAGTGATTAAAACTTTATCTGTGTAAGTTTGTCCTCGCATTATTTTATTTCTTCTTTTACTTATAGGTACATCTTCTTCGCCTAACATAATTCGGTACATTCTAGCTATTAGTTGTTTACACTTGAAAGAAACTTGATAGATATTATACTTTTGTGTAGTTCTATTACGATTTCTCCATACAACTATCCAATCGTTTTTTATCATTTTGTTCCAGCGCCTGTTGTCCCAACTGTAAGCATAAGTACCGATTTTAAAATCTTGCTTAGTAAATAAACCCATACAGTCAAAATAAATTAATAATTCTAAATCTGCATCGTTTAAGTTATTGTTTCTGCAAGCCCATTTACGAACTAATCTATAATGTTTAAATAAGTTTAGTTCTTTAATATCGCTTGCACTGAGTTTTCTCATAATACAACAACGATATCTTGTAATTTTATAACCGTATATTTTTCTTTATTAAACTCTATACCATGACCAGCATGTTTATCATAGTATATTTTATCGTTTTCTTTAACACCTTTTATACTGTCACTTACTGAATATATAGTAGCTTCTCTATATCTTAAGTCTTCTCTATCTTTTTCTATTATAAGTAAACCACCTTTTGTTTTATCAGTAACTACTTTTTTAGGTATTATAATAATATTATTTCCTATCGCCTTCATTGATCCTTAAATTATTAATTACACAATCAGTTGATAGTATTGTTGTAGCTACAGATACAGCATTTTTTAAAGCACTTTTAGTAACTAACAACGGGTCTATTATTCCAGATTTAATCATATTAACTTTTTTACCAGTTACTACGTCTATACCTGTACCTTT